GTTTCAGCATTGAGATTATTCTCTAACGGCCTTATGAAACATCCCACGCAACGGGCGATCCACTCGCCCTTGCAAAAGCGGTCCCTTAGCTCAGCTGGATAGAGCACCGGCCTTCTAAGCCGACGGTCGCAGGTTCGAATCCTGCAGGGATCGCCACTCTTTTCTAACATCCTGATATTGCTTAGAAAATTACCTCAAAAACCCCTAACAAGTTAGGTGTTAGGGGTTTCGTTGCAAAGTTTTGATGGCTTCCTCTGCCATTTTTTTGCGATTAGCTTTGCGCGTATAGAGCGACGGCATATCATCTGTCGTCCAGCCAAAGATCGCTTTTAGCTGAGAATCGGTAGCCCCGTTTTCTGCTGCAAGTGTTGCAGCGGCTTTCCTCATTCCATGAGCACGACCGGGTACTCCAGCTGCAACGCAGCACTCCCTAAACCAATTCCCGAACGATTCCTTCGTGTATGGCGTTTGGTCTTCTTTGCCGATGTAGCTGACACCATGTGGTGTTGCGTCAATCGCCTCCTGAAGGGGCACCAAGATCGGCAGATGTATTTCCACTTCTCCTTTTTCCGTTGAAAAGCTGATTACCCCGTCCTTGACATGGGCAGGACCTACTCTGCAAACATCCCCGCGTCGAAGCCCGGTAAAAGCCAGCACTTCAAGTGCAAGGCGTTCGCGTGTCCCAAGCGGCCAACGGTTCCTGTACTGCTCAACTTCCTCAGGCGTCCACGTATGATGACCGTCTGATTTGTTTCTCGCGGTACGTCGCGGGTAGGGTTCTTGGTGATGGGTATGTTCTTGTCGCTGATCGCCCACTTGTACATTGCTGACATGTGCTTCAGAAAGTTGTTGGCGGCACCTGGCGTGCTTGCGCGTTTATCTCTCCCACCTTGGATCGTTGATGCATCAATCGCCTCAAGTGGATGATGTCCGCTTTCTTTTGCGATGTTGTTTAGGAAGCTTGTCTTTACGGCTTGAGTGCTCTCCTTCAAGGAGGAGAACTCGGGGCTAGAGAGATACTGGTCGATCAGCCAACCAAGGGTGTTCTCTTCGCGTTTCTTCTTCGGAGGAGCATCGGCGCCATTGAGAGCGGCTGTATAGGCTTCCATGAACTCCTCTGAGCCATACTCGCCGGGGAGGCGGCTTCTAGGGCCTTTCCCGCGCCTGAAGTACCAAAAGACCTTCCCACGCCCAACCTCCCGTAGAATGTACGGGAGGCGCTTTCTCTTCTGTCTCATATTGAGCTAACCTTGGGTGGTTCCTTGTTGTCGTTGTCGCTTGTGGCCACTTCGGAACTAAGGCGTATTGTTCCATCCGCTTTTATTTCGACGCAGCGAACAGAAAAGCCACCCTTTTCGGCTCCCTTGATCGCCCGTACGATATCGGTTTGCTTGAATGGTGATTTTGTCCGCAATGCATCAATCCTCCAAGTAAGAAGCCAGCAATCTGCGGTCCCCGTTTTCCTGAAGGTCAAGCTCAAGACTTTCCGCTGCCTTGATTACCTCCTCTGACGTCTCGAAACCGAGCTCTTCATAAACAGCAACCGCGCTTCTGCTATACTGCTTATATTGGTCAACAAGCTCGCTGAGCATTGGGGCACAGTTGCCGCAGGTGGTGACACCATCAGCATAGTTGTAGTGCGGGTCGCCCTCGAAAATCGGTTTATCGCACCCTTCACAACGCCCAGTGGATTCCGGCAGGTCGTCCTCTATTTCGTCAAGCCGGTGACAGGCGGCTGCATAAGCTTTACTTGTCGGTTCTAAGAGAGCTAGACGCTCCTTCTCGATTGACATTAGGTCCGCTTTTGCAGCTTCCCAGTCTTCGCGTGTGTAAGCCATTACGCTGCCTCCCGTTCTTTCAAAGCTTCAGGTTTGTCCGGCTGCACGTTGTACCGGTGCCAGGCGCTTGGTGAGGCTTCATAGGACTCGTAATGCTCCGCTTCGCGAAGATCTGCGAGGCCGCAATCGACAGCCGCAGCGTGCGCCCGATGCTCGAGCTTTGTCACTTCAAGAGCCTGAAAATTGAGGTTGGTTGATGTCCGCTCAATCTGCTTCTGGCCGGTGGCTTCAAAAGCTTTCTTTGAGAGAGTTTCCATCTTCCTCCTCTCTCTATGAAGCAGCTTTACTGCCTCATAGAGAGCTGTGACCTTCTCAAGAGAGGCGGCCATCAGGCAGTCTCCTGCGGTGCTTTACGGTTCATTTCTGCAGCTTTGCGTTCAGCAGCCTTCTCCAGCTTATTGTTTTCGCAATTGGCGTAGAAGTAACGACGGCCAGCTGCGCCTGATGCGCACTCAAGTTTGAAGTATTGATCGTAAACTGCTCGATCTCCCCCTGTGATTTCTGTCTTCAAAGGGAAGCCAACTGGTAGGTTCAAATGGTGGCGCTCAATACCGTGCTCATCCATGAAGGTTCTGAGGGCTTTGTCTGCTTCACAGGCTTCATCCCAGAGGGCTTGCAGGTCTTCTTCAGTGCGTTTCATGCTGCTTTCCTCACTCTTGCTGCTGTTAGGATGCGTTTTGCTGCTTCTTCATCGCCTGAGATCGCGTAGAGATCTCTTGCGACAGCGAGCGGGTCGATGCCTTGTGCTCGCCAGAACTCATGCTCATTTTGGCCGTGCTGCTCGTCATGCTTTTTCCTGATCATGGGAACGACCCAGCAATCATCAGGCTTAGTGGCTTTGCCTGTCCGCGGCTTTTTGTAGAGCGGGTCGCCATAGCGAACGTGACAGGGGTCAACGCCATGCCGGCCTGTGATGAGGCAGGGGAGCTTGCGGACAAAGGCCAGGTGGCCTTCATCCTTTTTGCGCGCGTGTTCCTTCCCTGAAGGGTCGAGGGAGAAAGCAGTGTTGGGGCGGCGTAAACGGAAGCCCATCACTTACCCCCGTCAAGCTGGGCGCAGCGAACCGTCACAGCTGCCTGACAAAGCTCACTGAAGGATTGCTCCCCAATTGCGCGAATGCTCTTCTGGTGGCCTGTGAGGGCGTTCTTTGCTGCTTTGGGATTGCTAACCTTGGCAAGATCTTCCATCAAAAGCTTGAGTATGGCTTTGGAGTCTTCATCCAGAGACTTGCGGGCTTCAGGGTCTAGTTGTGACCAGATCGCAGTTGCGCCTTGAGAGAGTGGATTGTCGCTAATCCCTTGTTCCTGCTGGCGCGTACCTTCCATTTCTTCATTATCTTCCTGTGACCGGCCCAAATCTGAATACTGCGGCGCTTTACCAGTCTGTCGCTGAGCTTCTCCCCCTTCAGTTTGTTGCTGATGTGCATCTGCAATGTACTCCGCTTGGGTTTCATCAGTAGCGGCGAGGATTTCGCCCTCGATTGTTTCAGCTGCAGCGTTGTAGCCTTCCTGAGGGCCTACTAGAGGGCTAGCACGTCGCGCCTCTAATCGTTGCGCAAGTCCGCTCGATTTACGCTCAGGAGCATCGAAAGCACGCTCTACCTCATCCGCCTCATATATCCCTGAGAAACCGAATGCATAACGTGCCGCTTGGATCATGGCTTTGTGGCGCAGCATACGCCGCGGCCATTGCCTCCATGGGTCTGTGCCGCGCTTGCACTCCTCCATGTATTCGGTTGCTGAGATAGCGCGTGTTCGGTCCTTGCGGAACATCCGGCATGTGATCGCAATGACTGCGCCGTTGTCATCCAATTCGTCTTGAAACTCCATGCCGTCGAACTGCGGATTGGAGTTAATAAGGTTGGCCCACCCATCGACGGAGACAATCGGAGCAACACCGCCACCCTTTGCAGGGAAGGCATAAATCTCCTTGGTAAGTGGGTTCAGATTGTACTCATGGGCAACGACCAGAAAGGCTGCGAATTCTTCTTGAGAAGGGGGTTCTTTGTTCTTTTCAGGTTTCATGATTGTGTTGCGAAGCGTTTGCTCGAATGCTTGCGGTTCCATGCCATAGCGCTCGGCCATAGATGTTGTGATGCTGTTTTGTCTGGTGGGTGCGAGTTGCTTAGACATTACGCGGCCTCCGTTCTTTGGGTGTCGTTTGCAGCGAGAAGTTCATCAACGCGCGTCTCGTGCCATTTTGGTGGGGTCCAAACCTTTGCTTCAAAGGTTTCAGCAGGCCATTGGCCGGAGCGCAGGCAGCTAGCGAAGACTTCAAGCCCCTTACGCAATTGTTGATGGCCGCGTGACAGCTGGTCTGGCGTTAGCGACACCACTCGAACCGGCCATGGGCGCTTGGTTTGCACAAAGACAAAATCAAACGCCTCAAGGCTTGTTCCGAAAAGTGTTTGCAGCCCTAGGTCGACCAGAGCGCCTTGAATGTCGTAGCCGAACTCTGCAATGGCGGTGTCGGTCCGTCGAATGTCTTTTGTCGTTTTGAGGTCCGAAGCTTGGTTCCAACCAAATGGGAGTAGGTCAGGGCGGGATTTTAGCCAAATGCCGGTTGAGGGGTCCTGCCAGAACATCGACCGCTCAATGGCACCATCAAGCGCGCCAAGGCGTACTTCATCGTTGTTCTTGATGCCGGAGTTCGGGCAGCAGTCCTGCCAAGGATGAACTCCCGCCATGCCTTGAACGTTGTACCAGTCCATGGGCTTCAGGATGCGTCTTCCTGCCTTTTCTTGCTCCGCAATCCATCCCTTGCAGACATGCGCGTTACCATTCCAAGGCTTTTCTTCCCCGGTCTTCGCATCGTCATAGGTTTCTGGCTGAACAGCGAACTGATCTTTGAATTTACCCTCGCCAAGAAACAAGGTGTGGGCACATTGCCCGACGCGATAGGACTGTTTGTCCTCTGACACTTCGCGCTGCGGATTGAGCGAGCTTTCTGACCAGTATTCGGCAGGGCTCAACTTGAGCATGGTCCGTAAACCACTGGAGCTGACTGATGGGCCTATGCAAATGTCAGAATGGTAGGCTTCGATTGGGAGCCCAGCATAAAGACCGGGTTCACAAATTTTGAAGGTATCCCAATGTATTTCGTCCATAAGATTACCCTGCTAAGTGTGTGATAAAGCGATCAATGGTTGGGATGGATGCGAGGAAGATCAGGTAGATCGCACCCCACTTGAAGAGGGCAGACACAGCTGCCCAAAACCCAAAGTTTTCCATGGTGCCTCAGTATTTGATTGAAACGTGAGGAACGGAGCCTGCCGCGATGGCCTGAACTATTTTGCTGGCGCGTTCGTCACCAATTTTACCAGCAGTCATGATTGCTTTTTGGGCTTCCTGATTAAGCGCCTCGCGATGTTTTAGGTTAGCCGCACGAGCTTCTTCGGCCTGGCGTTTTGCCTCTTCGTCCGCTTTGCGCTTGGCTGCTGCTTCTTCCTGCTGCTTAAGCAGCTGCTCTCGCTCGCGCTTGGCATTTTCTTCAGCTTCGCGTTTAGCATCCTCAGCTGCCTTCGTTGCTGCCTCAGCTTTTTCCCGTTCGATGCGTTCTGCTTCGGCTTTCTCACGCTCAGCGGTTAGGCGCTGCTCTTCTTCTTCGCGACGCTTGGCATCTTCGACTTCACGTTTTTCACGCTCTTCAGCAGCTAGCTGTTCTTGCTCAGCTTTTTCGGCTTCAAGCTGTTGAAGTTTGAGTGCTTGTTCTTCGTTGTGCCGTGCTTGTTGCAAATGAGTGTTGAGGCTTTGAAGAATGGCAGCTTTCTTCGAGGCTGCATTTTCTGCAAACTCCTGCAAGGCAGCTTCTGAAACATCGACAGCTGCAATCTTATCGATACGCTGCTGAATGCTTTCAGGGCTTTCGTTGAACCCGACATAGCCGCTCTGGATCATGTCTTCGATAATGGCGCGGTGGGAGGCAATACGTGCTTCTTCCTGTTCCTCCCAATCTGTGAGAGGCTTTCTACGGGCATCACGTTGCTCGTCCAGATACTCACGCATAGCCTTGCGGCGGGTATCAACCGCATTGGCTTTCTCTTTGATTGCGGCAACGCGCTCTTTACCAGCGGCATCAACCGCAGTCTTTAAAGTGGAGCACTGCCGGGAAAAAGAGATAATCTCTTTGCGGGATTTGTCCTTTGACAGATCGTAATTGAAGCTATCGTTCTCAGCTTCGACAGCCTGCTTAAGGCGCTCCAACGTTACTGTTTCGTCTTCAAAGTAAAGCTCTGGGTTTGCCCGCAACGTGGCAAGATCAAGCGGCTTGCATTCTTTGGTTTCGGTCACTGCATTCATGTCAGGCTGCTTCCTTCTGTTCAAAGCTGTCTGCTTTTGCCTGCCAGTGCTTGGCGAGGCGCTCATACTGCCGAGCGAAACTCAAAGAGCCAGCACTCCCGGTTTGCTCATGAATTTCTTGATGAGTGAGGCACATATCGCGGTACTTCTGAGCCCACCGCAGACAGTCCCCATGGGTCATGGTTTCCAAGGCACTTCCTCCTTTCGCAAAGCAAAGTTGTGGCGTTCTGCGGAGCGATAGACGCCGCAGTTGGAAGGTGATTGGTTGTGAGTGAGTTCGCCCTTTAAGGGCTAAAATCAGGTGCGGCTGTTACGCAGCCGCAGCAAAGTTGCTGTCCAGATAGGCTCGCAGATCGATGACCGACACCGCCTTGTCGAACTCCCGGAGAGGTCGGTAGTCATCAAGCTCAGGATCATGCACCAGCAAGGAACCGTCCTGCTTTGCCCAATCGCGTAGGGTTTCAATGTGCTCTTGAAGCGCTTCCATGATTGCAGATGCCATCTCAGAAAGGCCCGAGTCCTTCAGATCTAGTTCAATGTAACGGCGTCCCTTACGGTCAATCCGTCGATGGCTGGCAGGGAACAGGGAGTAATCGAGATCCGAGATCTCGAAGCAAGGCAGGAAGATGCGAGCTTCAAGCTCTTGGTCTTCATAGATCTTGTCGAACTCAGCTAGGATCAAAAGCTCGCCGAACTTTGCACGGTTGGTAGAGCAGGCCGACATGGCGACAAGCTCAAAGGGGAACACATAGTGTTTCATGCTGCCATCCTCATTTCACTGTTGTAGGCGTCCCAAAACTGTTCCGAGATGTGCTCGCTGCGGTAAACGACCGCAGAAAGCATGAGCCATAGAATGCGCTCTTCGCCTTCGCTCTTGGCGTCAAGGCGCTTCTCACGGTCAGAGCCAGCTTCCTCAACTCTGATCTCCTGAATAACGAAGCCTTCACCGTCATCATCAAGCGCGCAATTGATCTTCGCTTCAATCACCTGCTCTGCATAAAGAAAGCCGTTGGAGGTCAGATCCAAGGTCGCCTGAATGTCCGTTTCGAAGTCCATCAAGAATCTCGTTCAGTGAGTGGTTCAATTCATTTGATGTTGTGAATAATACAAAATGGATTTACATTGTCAAATACAAAATGTATTGATATTGAGAATTTTGTTATTCGAAACGCAAGATGGCTACGGGGGCTCAATGTCGGGTTGGATCAGGATGGAACGTGCTTTGTATGAGCATGAAGCACTTAAGGGGCCGTTGGAGTGGGGGTGCTGGGGCTGGTTAATTGCAAATGCGGCGTGGCGGAAAAAGGCGATTGATCGAGCGGGAAATAAGATTGAGCTGGAAGAGGGGCAGCTATGCTTTTCGCTGAGATTTTTAGCTGAAAAATGGGGGGTTACTAAGGATAAGACAAAGCGCCTACTCGATAAGTGGCAGAAATGGAACCTTATCACCATCGAAGCTGCGGCAGGCGGTAACATCATAACTATCTGTAATTATTCAAAATATCAGATTGTAGAAGCTATCTCTGCGACAGAGATGCGACAAGGAGCGCTACAGGAGCGCGACAGCGATGAGACTGAAGCCGCAACAAAGAAGAACAATCTAACAAATAAACAAGATAACCATGCAGAATCTACTGACGTAGATTCCTTCATCACTGATGCGCCGGATGTTGTTCAAGTCGCCTTCGATGAATATTCGGCGGCCGTAGCTGACTACAACGAGACCGTCAGCGAGAGCGGCGTTAAGTTACCTAAGCCATCCAGCCTCACGCCGAAACGGCGCAGCGCATTAGCCAGAGCATTGCGAGAGCTACCGGAAGGCAAGAGCTTTTCCGATGTGCTGAGTGCTGTAGGGAAATCGCCACACCTTCTTGGGTGCAACGATAATGGCTGGCGGATGGATTTCGACTTCATATGCAAAAAAGACAAGTTCACGCAAATCCTGGAGGGGAAGTATTTCGGTCCTGCTAGACAATCTCAAACTCAAAGCAGCAAGCGCTATTCCGGCGCTGAACTATTCGACAGAGCCATGGGTATGAAGGGATAATTTCAATGTCTGCGATTACTGTTGTAAGGAGCAATTGCCTCGTGAAGGTTAAACAGAAATACACGCAAAAGCTCTCTGATGTACGGGCTACGCTGGCCGCGGAGCGTGGCGGTGAAGTTGTCGATCGAGTTGCGCTCAGTCAATCCGCAAGAGACATACTGGCCTGCTCAGGCGCCTTGTTCGCGCAAGCAAATTCTGGCGATATTCTGGCAGCTGTGCAAAGAATCTATTCCAACTTCTCAAGCAATACACCTGAGGTTGCTGAGGAAAATATCAGAAGCATTTGCGAGTTGTTAGCACTGGAGCAGTTTTCCGTAGGTGCGATACAGCAGGCTATGTATTCATGTCTGAAAGAGTGTCGATTTGCGCCTGTACCCTCCGAGGTTTACAGCAGGGCGGAGGCGGCGGAGGAGCTATTAATGGCTGAGCAGCGATTACTTGAGGCGATTGAGCATAAGTAGGGTTGGGTGTGTTGCCGACGAAATCTGTGAGGGAGAGGAGTTTGACGGTGCATGCCTCTTTTTTTGCTCTCATGAAGTGTGCTATTGAAGGCTCCCCCAAAAAAGAAAAATAATCCCAGCTGCCAAAATCAAGAAGAAGCAAGAATTTCATACAAGTTAAAACGCTCCCCTTGGGGTCGCTCTATGGAGACTTCTTTGAACGATCTGATTTTTCAAGACAATGAACTGCGTACTATGTCCAGCCTGGACTTCCTCAATGGTGTGATTAATCCTGCTCGGGAAGTGGCTAATGAGAGTAAAGTGGAGAATTCTCATTTCCTTAGGCGGGTTGAGGATGAGCTAGATGATTTGGGGGATACGAAAATTTTTCGGCACCCCCAGAACCATAAAGCAATTCGCTATTACGACCTAACCTTCGATCAGATGATCATCGTAGGGATGCGCGAGTCCAAAGCTGTTCGCCGCAATGTCCTTGAGAAACTGAAGGAATTGCAGGTAGGCGATCAGGCAAAGGCTCCGGGCAATTTGCTTGAAGCCCTGAAGTTGGCAGTCACTCAGCAGGAGCAACTGCTCGAACTTAAGATTGAAAATGATAATCTTCGACCTGCTGCGGCTGTAGGGGAGCGAGCGGTAGAGGCTGAAAGATCGGTTCGTTCTGTCGTTAGGACGCTGCCTGGAGTGAATATTCAGAAAGTCCAAAAGGTGTTGTGTTCTTTAGGGTATTTGCACAAAGAAAGTGACGAATGGAAGGTTAATCGCAACCATACCCATCTCTTCAAGGAGCGGATTACAGTTGGCGCGAAGGCGACTATTAAAGTAATCGCCACATCGGAAGGCCAAAAGCTGCTGCACCAGCTTTATAACGACAATCAGCTCCCTATGAAGAAAGGACGCATGCCTCAGCCTAGCTTACTTGGATTGACTGGGACGGATTAATCACCACTCTCCTGTTGCAATAACCTTCTGCATAGCTCTCATTTTCTCGGCGGGGATCTTAAGGTTCTCGCCGTTATGTCGTGAGAATACCCTTTTCCCTTTTTCTATGCCTTCATAGCGGCCTACTTGAATCACCAAATGCTCTTCTGCGCCCGTGTCCTTCACGTGCTGGATGGCTGCGTATTCACCAGCTCTTGGAAGTTTCTTAGGGTTCACAAATAGGGCTTCACCCTCAAGGTAGCGTGGCTCCATGGTATTTCCAGGCATGTATAGCGCGTAAGCTCCAGCTACGTCCATTAAGGATCTAGGGGCGGGGATGTGGTCGAGATACTCCCCAGTGGCTTCAAGGTAATCCTCGTTTCCACCTGAAAGTGAGCCGAATACAGGGACTGTGAAGGGTTGCAGTAGGCTCTTAACGCGCTGCTTGTCGATAAGTGGGCGGCTTTCTTGTTGAGCGCGTGCGCCTTCGCCTTTTCCAAAAAACAACCACGTTGCATCTACACCAAAGAAACGAGCGTAACGTTCAATGGCATTGGACTTTGGCTTCCGCGTCCCGTTCTCGTGATGGGTGTACGTGGGCGTTTTGATTCCCAGAGCCTCAGCTGCATCTGCGGCACTAGAAAAACCTGCCTTTTCACGCGCAGATTTCAATCTGTCTTTGAGTTCCTGTGTCATGGCATACAATATGCCCCTTTACTAAATACATTTGGTATTGACACTGATAAATCCGTTTTGTATTTTATGATTATGTTGAAACAGGATGGAACCCATGGATAATCAGTCGGTGAAAGATCTGCGCGTTGGGCTGGGGTGGTCTCAATATGAGCTTGCCGACTACCTTGGTGTTAAGCAGCCAACAGTTGCTCGGATCGAGCTGGGGCAAGAAGTTCCAGGACCAATCAAACGACTTCTGTACATTCTTAAAGCTCAAGAAAACCTTCCCCAAGCGGCCTAGGCCTTGTGCCTAGCGAGGGCGGCTGGCCTTTCCTCCCAGCCAGCTGCCCTCGGGACCCGGGACTATTTACCCAGCACAGCTTTGTAGTAGTCCGCCTGAATATCATAGTGAGAAGGAAGGTTTCCGGTCTTGTGAGGTGACAATCTGATGATCTCCTCTGCTTTATCGGCATCCATTTCCCGCAATGTCGAAATCATTAGAGCCTCAAGGAAAGTAATTCGGTCCTCTAATGATCCACTTATTCCAGCAGGGCTTTTGTCCTTCAGGTCAGAAAGCATCTGCTCAACTTCATTCTCAGTATTCACGCTGGCAGCTCCTTGCAATTTGAGCCGGTGTGATGTGGCAGGAGGCCTCACTTGGAAGTAGTGCCTCACTTGGTGGCCTCCTGCCGTTTGGAACAACGTAAAGTTAGCCTCTATCTCCGGTTGTGTCATGGGGGCAAAATACAGGAAAGCGCTCCATGAACGCACCGAGAACATCTGACCAGTTCAACAATTGGATTTGTACGCAGATTAAGAACCTCGTGACAGCGTTTGGCGTTGAGAGCTCGGCTGAAGTGCTGGGGCATTCCTCAGCCACCATCCGCAAAGCCTATCAAGTCAATGAAGCGCGTAGTCTGACCCTCAAAGACACTCTGTACCTTGAGCGCGAGATGGCTGCCATTGGCTTGTCACCAAGCCTGACAAAAGCCCACCTCGAGTCTTGCGGCTATGAGGTGCGCAAGAAGGCTGAAGGGGTTGCCAAACTGGACCCGGCAGCCGCTGCAATGAATGTTGTGCCAGTGCATTGCGACAGCATGAAAGAGATCGTGCAGGCCGCAGAAGATGGTGAGATTTCCCCCAAAGAGCACGAGCGCATCAAGAAGAGCTTTGAGCAGATCAAGGAACTGATGCGCAACTACGACGCGAGCTACAACGCCAGCCAACACCAGATGGCTGCGGAATGAACCAGACCACCACCAGCAACCCGCAGGAGATACAGCACATGAGCAATCAAGTCGATAAAGAAGCCCTGTCCACGGCTGTCAAAGAAATCCTAGACGTTGAAACCGTCATTGAGAGCGACAAAGGTTCGTACATGTCCAAGTGCGCAACCAATCGCGAAAAGATCAAGGAGATCAAGCAGGACGCCCGTGACAAGGGGGTTCCTACCAAGGAACTCAATGCAGTGCTGAAGCGTAAAAAGTTGATGGATCAGGTTGAGGCTGTTGTGTCCAATATGGATCAAGACGAAGCCGAACTGGTTGATCAGATGGAGTTGGCTCTCGGCTGGGCTGCCAATGACAATGAAGATCAGCCAGAGGCCGCCTGATGTACCTGGCGCTTGACCTCGGCGTAAAGACTGGCTGGGCTCGTTGGGAGCCCGGTCTTTCTAAACCAGTCTCAGGAGTTTTTGACTGCGGGGCTAAAGACAAAACAGGCGGGTACGGGGGCCGAAGCCTTTCTTTCTATGGTTGGTTGCTGGGAAAGATCGAAAGCTTTGGCGTTACGCACCTTGCGATTGAAGATGAGCTTGCAGCTATCAGCGGGAAGCAGATGAACCGGGGCAATGAGCAATGGCAGCCCGCACAACATCGACTTTGTGAGATGGCAGCCGTCGCGAACCAGATCCCGTATCAGAAGATTGCAATGCAGACTTGGCGAAAGCACTACCTCGGGCGAGGGCAGGCACCAAGGGGCACCAGAGACAGCCGGACTTGGTTTAAGCAGCAAGCAATAGGCAGAGGCAGGCTCTTAGGTTGGGCGCCAAAGGACGACAACGAAGCGGAAGCTCTCGGAATTCTTGATTACTTCCGTGCCATTCAGTCGCCGTCCTATGCACTGCAAACCACAGATCTTTTCAGCAGACATTAGTTTTACGGGGCAATGCAATGGACCTTTGGAAGTCTCATAAAAACGAGAGACTAGAAGCAGCTGAAAGCCGCTTATCACGTGCTCAAGTTGCTGCAAATCGACCCGGAAGCACTATCGATACTGATCTGAAGCTGCAGCAGGCGCGGGCTCATTATTACATGGTTCAATTCGAGCTTGCCTCATCAGCAAACAAAACACTCGTGCGGGAGAAACGAGAGCTTCAGAGGAGGTTGGAGCGTGCCAGCGGTAACGACAACCGACACAAGGGAAGCGGAAAGCCTGTGCGCGGAACTGGGAATAGAGGTTCTGCACGCGAGCAAGCGGATAAGAACTGGGCCTTGCTCACCACAACAAACTCATTCCGCAGTGCGGATCCAGAAGATGATCAATCTGAGGGGCAGGGAGCATGCGTGGGCAGTTCTATACGCGCTTTCCGAGATGGAAAACCCACCAATCGAACTCAAAAGCTCCCTGATAGGGGCCGTAAGCGATCTGCTCTGCAATTACCCGGCTTGGGAAAGAAGGCTGGGTGACTTCCTTAACGCGCTGGACTTGCTCGACCTTGAAGAGTTGCAGCGCCTTGCTTGGAGCGGCCCTGGCATTGATGGGGCGTCCCCGAAAACCAGAATTTTGATTGCCGGTTATCTGCAAGTACTGCTGATGCCGGTCATGGAACCTCAAGACCAAGGGGTGTTTTTATGATTGCACAACAATGGGAAGAATTGGACCGACAGGACCAAATTTCAGCAGTAAAAAGCCTTGCTGATGGGACCCGCTCGACACGCACTATCCAAGAGGAGCTGTCCTTTCGCCACCCGGGCATTACCGTCGGCAGTGTTGCTCGCATTGTCCGTAGCTATGGCGGCAAGCTCACTGGCCGTAAAGGAGCGGTTGGCTCTACCAAATGGGCAAAGGGCAGCAATTCGTTTCAGAAAACTCTGGAGGCCCGCCTTAAAGCTCCTGACGCCCAACCTGCAACTCTGCTTGATATCACAGACAAGCAATGCAGGCGCCCAATGTGGAGCGGAGAGCCGCCTATTGATCAGCGCTTCTATTGTGGTGCTCCAACAGACCTTCGCCAGACCTACTGTGGGCACTGCCAGACCTTCCTTTATGAGCAGAAGGAGGAGACCGCGTGAGCAACTGTGCCCTAAAAACTCAGCCTCTTGTAAAGTGCAGCCCTGAGCTTGCTTTGCTGTTTGGTGAGTTCTTCAACCTCTTTTTTCGCGCTTTCCAAATCCTCGATAGCGTCTGTGAGGTCGTGCACCTGTTCTTCAAGTTTTTCGTTTCTCACCCCGTAATAAAGCTCCGTTACCTCGGCTTCGTTGTCGCTCACCACATGGCTGTCATCGTCGTTAAGGATGGCGATCATGTGCTTGCAGGTGGTTTGCGCCCGACAACTACACCTCATGAGCAACCTGGAGCCGCCGTAGTATGCTTCGACCTGGTAGATATCCCCCTTAGAGCCGTTTACATCAAAGATGACTTGCTTAAGGCCCTTCTTGGACTTTCCACGTTGAGTTTCTTCTTCCTGCGCCGGAGGCGCTTGGGAGCTGATGGAGGCGTTTTGGAGAAGGACAGGCGCCGACTGGGCAGCAGGATATGTGCTTGCAATGTTGGCTTCCTCAGTGATTATTTCACCTTCTTCCTCCTCATCAGCCGACCAAACCCAACGCGCAAAACCACCTGCGATAAAAAGCAAAGCGAAGTAGGTGAGGTGCACTCTCTCGAAGCCATCTGTCTGAATGACATCAATGAACTTGCCCGCAAATACGAGAATGATCAGCCACAGGAAAAGCGAGAAAAGCTTTCTAAAAAAACGCATGATGAAATCACTCTAAAGGGAATACTTATTCAAAGTGGGAAGCTGACCCGAGTCGGTAACTTATTACAACCACATTTGACATTTTCTTCAAATCACAGCATGTTGGCGGCGAGGCGTAAGAACCTCCACACAAGCGGACACCGCACCCGTCAGCATTGCGGTATTTTTGTGCCCGGATTCCGTCTGGAGCACTCTCGCTATGAGCGGGAGGGCGGTGAATACAATACCCGCAAGGGGAATAAGCCCGCCTATCTTGTGTTAGGTTCTTACCCTCCCGCTCACCAGTGGGTCGTAAGAAGCTCGTTGTTGAGTGGTTTTTTAACCGCCGACACAAGGGCTTTTGTTATGACCTTATTTTTATCCCACAGCATCAATGCGTCCAAAATTCGCCAGCGCTCAGGTGATGGGTATTTAGATGCCACAGCCATGTGCAAAACGGCTGGGAAACTATTCAATGATTACTCCCGGTTAGAAAGCACCAAAGCATATTTGAAAGCGCTATCGAGCGAAACGGGGATTCCCGTATCGAAATTAATTCAAAGCGTTAAGGGTGGTTTTTCGAAAGATCAAGGTACATGGGTCCACCCCAAAGTTGCCATTCACCTTGCACAATGGTTATCGCCGGAATTTGCTGTGTGGTGCACCAACATCATCTTTGATTGGATGGTTGGTAAGGATCAGCCACAAAGTAAGCCCGAGTTTGACCCCAAGGCCGTCTCTCAACTGGTGGAATGCCTGCTGATTGCTGAGCGGGACAAGGAGCGTTTGGTTCGGGCTAAAGACGTTCTCATTGAGGTAGTGAAGGGTATCGGCAACAACCTCACATTTGATCACAGACCCTATCCAACAGCTGATGGGATGCGCAGCGTCAGGCGCACCCTTGAAGAGTTTGAAGCTCTCGATCCTAAGCACGATTTCTCCGGCGATTTCAGAGAGAAGGTGATGTAATGAGCGCCCTTGATCAAAAGTGGGAAGACTACAAGGTCAGAGCAAACAAAACGCCCTTGCTTGAAGCCGCACAGAAATGCGGGGCAGAGCTGAAGCGGGGCGGAAAAGAACATACGGGGCCTTGTCCGGCCTGCGGTGGCACAGATCGCTTTAGCGTTAATCCAGTCAAGCAGAAGTGGAACTGTAGAGGGGCAGGCGGTGGAGGTGATGCCATCGGTGTTGTGATGCACTGCATGTCCGTGGACTTCAAAGCGGCCTGTGAGGTCCTGACGGGAGAGGAACCTCCCTTCGGAGAAGGCTCTTGGGATGAAAATGCGCAGCGTAAAGCAGCTGAGCGCAAGAAAGAGGCCAAGGCCAAAGCTGCACGCGAAGCAGAAGAACAAGCCCAGCAGGAAGCCGATAGCACTGAATACGCGCAAAAGCTCTGGGACCAATCCAAACCGATTGAGGGCACTCCTGCAGAAGCATACTTGCTGGGGCGTGGGCTCCCGAGAATGCAGTGGCCGGATTGCCTGCGTTACCACCCGGGCCTGAAGTATCCGGACGCAGGAAAGCTTCCCGCTCTTGTTTGCCGTGTTGATGACACCATGGGCGATCTCACCGGGATCTGGCGAATTTTCATCACTAAGGACGGCAAGAAAGCGCCGGCAGTCAACGCCAAGCTCGGTCTTGGTCCGGTTGCAGGGGGAGCAGTGCGGCTTCAGGAAGCTACAGGCGGCGAAGTCGGTATAGCTGAAGGCGTTGAAACTGCCCTTGCTGTTTATGCTTTGACGGGGCGCCCTTGCTGGTCGTGCCTGTCTACAGCGGGCCTCATCAACTTTGAACCTCCCTTAGATGTAGACCGGCTGCGGATCTATGGCGACGGCGATCAGGCTCTCCAAAGGCCTGACGGCAGTTGGGACATGGCGCCCGGTGCAAAGGCAGCCAAACAGGCCGCTGAAAACCTTTCTCAAAACGGATTGCAAGTGCTGGACATAGCTTTGCCTGAGGCGGGCTCTGACTGGCTGGATGTTTACAATGATCTTTATGAGGTTACTGCATGGGGGAGCACTTAATGTTGAAATTATCCGCCCTGACCCCAAACTCTCTTTTGGTTTTTTTTGATATCTTCCAGAGTTTTAACGCGCGCTACTCGATATTCATCGAGCAGTTTGTCCAGTCGGTGATAATCATAGAGATCTGCGTTATCGATTTTCTCCATCGCTGTAGCTATCAACCGGTCAATGATATCGTTCAATTCCTCGGCTTCAGTAATTTCCTGCCGGTCTTCGTATTTAAGCTCAAAAAACTCTTCCAATGCCTCAATAATATCATTTCGCTTTTCCCACACTTCATACGGAAGGAATGTGATTGCATCCATACTATTTTTCTTAAGAATTTGGTAACTTCCAAGTATACCCGCGACATTTTGCGCCTTCATCGTCAAGTCTTCTTCGATAAGGTAGGTATAGTGAATAGTGAGCCTAGTGCATTTTATAGTATCTTCAGAAATAAATTGAGCAGCCTTTCCCATAAATTCTTGCCGCGCAATAGAATTAGCTTCAACAGTCTTGTCGATTTGATCTTCAGTTCGATCAATTTGAACTTTTACAAGGGAGCCTGCATAAATCGCAGCGCTCACAGCGGCTATTGCTGCAGCCCAGCCACTCAATGCACCGAGCCACTTTCGGCCACAGGACCAAGGCACCTCGCTTTCAACTCCCGTGCACAAACCGAATTGTGCGAGTTGAAACTCGAAGAAAACTACGGTGAGCAAACCACCCATAAAAAAAGCTGCAAAGCAAACAACAACAAGGCCCCAATAGCGGGCAGTAGATGACGACACTAATCACACTCTCAAAATTTCAATCGAATCCGTTTCAATCATATGTCGGAGTGCATCCGTATGACAAACCTTGAACCAATCGAACAACAAGTTCTTGCGCGCCTTTTGGCTGCCCCTGAGCTGTACTGGGATGTTGCAGATCAGATGACCCCAGCGCACTTCCATGATCCTATCTGGAAGGCTGTCTGGACCGGCTTGGACACCTGTCACAAAGAGGGCAGCTTTGATCTGCACCTTGTAGAGACAAACGCCCCTTATGAAGGCGATGCAGATCTTGTGGCGCGCATCAAATCCCTCGCAGCCAAGGGCAGGAAGCTTACTGCTGAAATCGACGATCTTGTGAAGCCGCTCCTCAACCGGCGCAACAAGGAACTGATTGCCGAAACTTTCCAGAAGGGGCAGAAGGCTCTTTACACTGACACAAGGGCTGTTGAGCTTGCAGAGAGCGCTATTGAAGAGCTTCAAGAGATTTCAGGGCAAGCACAGAGAACCAGCACTGTAACTCTTGGGCAAAGCGCACAAGCTGTTTATGAGCGGGCTGCGCAGCCTCAGGAAACAGGAGGTGATGCTTTAGGGACTGGTCTTAAGCAGGTTGATAACCTTTTGGGTGGTGGCTTGGTTGATGGAGAGCTAACTGTAATCGGTGCAGAAGGGGCAAGCGGTAAGACAGCTCTTGCTTTGCAGATTGCTGAGTTCATTGCCTGCCAGTATGGCCCGGTTGATTTCCAGTCAAAGGAAATGGACGCAGAACAGCTCACCATGCGGCGCGTTGCAGCTATGTCTGGCATCAGTACCCACGTTATGCGCCGAGGCGGGCTTTCGGCTGAAGAGCTGGAAAAAATCTACCTCGCAAAAGAGGATTGCCAGAGCATCCCGCTATATATTGATGAGACGTCAAGAACGACTGTTGAGCAGTTGTTTATCCGGGCAAAAGCTAACAAGTCTAGGTTTGGGACTAAGGCCCTGTTTGTCGATAGCGTGAAGGCCATGCGGGCTAAAGATAGCCGCTTGGACTCAAATCTTCCTGCACGCTGCGGCTACGTGATTTCTGAACTGAAGGAGCTTGCCAAAGCCCTCAATATTCCAGTCGTAGCCCTTGCTCATGAAGTCAGATCAGAGAGAGAACCGTTACAACGTCTGACACGTAAGGAACTGTTTGGCGGGTCAAATATGGAAGACAGCGCGGACAACATCCTCATTCTCTTCCGCCCTGAGCCAATCTTGCTTCGCAAAGAGCCAAAGGAAGGCACAGACTTACATGTCAAATGGCAAACCGACCTGATTGAGTGGAAGGACAGAGCACAGGTGCACGCCGATAAAGTCCGCATGGGCTCAGGTGGTCGCTGTGCAGAGCTTGTTTTTGATGGGCCTACCACAACCTTTAGGGAAGATCGCGGACACCAAGAAGGGATGCTCTTATGAGTGTCTCAAAAAGCTAATTCAGAGGTAGTGGATATGCTCGCAAAGGTTACAACGATCTTCCCCGGATAGTTTATTTTGCTAGGCGAGGATTGTTTTTTCAAACCATGGCAGCAAATCTACAAAGTCGTGTAGGTCTAACCGCACACATCTAAAGGGAGTAATGAGATGACGAGAGACTTGGAGCGCCTCCAAAAGAAACTCGCAGGTGATGGCCCAGCAGAGAAGCAAGTTTTGTTGTTAAAACTGATGCATGAGTTTGAGACGGCGCCCAATTTCGGCGAAAAGTATGTAGCTGACGCGAGCAGCGAACCGCAACAATGGATTGCTCGAATTGGTGCGCTGCTGGCGCGCGTGGGTCTTCAGCATAAGGTTGCATTTCAAAGCTGCCGAAATACTTGCGTTCAATACTGGAGAGTGTCAAGGGAGCCGTTTCGGCAACTGCTTATGATGGCATCCGAGGAAATCAAGCTGGAGCTGGAACTCGACGGCCATGAAGACATCGGCCAAGTCTATGGTTCGGAACAGCAGTATGATTTCCAGCGCGATCTCAGAGGAATAATTCAGGGCGCGCAAAAAGAGGTCTTTGTTGTAGACCCGTACTTCGACGGCCAAGCCTTTGATACGTTCCTCAGCCCTTCACGCGGTAGTTGCTCAATTCGAGTGCTTTGCAGCAGGTACTCGAATGAAGTCGCTGGTCCCGCCAAGGCGTTTATGAGCCAGTACAAGGTCATTCCCGAGTTAAAACGTAGCAAGGCTCTTCATGATAGGGTTGTCATCATCGATAGAACGGACTGCTGGGTTATAGGTGGATCAATCAAGGATGCGGGAGCTAAGCCCACGTATTTGCTTCCACTTCAACCGACTATCGCACAGGAGAAGATCAACATTTACGAAGATCTGTGGTGTGAGGCAGCGGCCATTCATATTAATCCCTAAAGGGCCGTAGGGCTCTATGCATGCCGATAAGACCATAAGGTTTAGAGAAGCCGGGCCATCAAGCAGGACAAGAAAGCGGCATGAACGACAACAAACCATACAAGCCGATATTTCGTTGGCGCCCAACATGGGAGGATCAACCGCAAGATTTCACAGCAAAACCGCCTCAACGAAAAACGACAACTATGCGTATGTTTTGGGAGCTTGGCCCAAATGGTGGAGGGCGCTGGAGTTGGGTTGTAAATGATTGGAAGAAAGTTGCGGAAGGATACGCCGAAACACACCTTGAAGCAGCCCGCAAAGCAGAAACTGCCTTTTTTGAATTTTTGAAACAGCCGGAGGAATAAATGAGCGACATTCAGGCACTATATGCGGTGATCCTAGATCGGCTGATAGAGGCACAGGTTGTCATGCGCCTTATGAAGGTGCGAGGCGTTAGACCGGGGCAACCGCAAAGCTTCTGGCCGGACTTCAACCCAAGCGATGATGATCAATGGGAAGCGGCTTTGAATGCCGTTGCAAAGAAGCTTACGGAAGCGGAAAAGAGAGCCAGGAACATGACTGGGCCGGATGCCGCCGCAATAGCCCGCATGGAAGAGACATGGGATTGGATGCATTACATCAAGCGAAATGAAGAGAGAAAAGCGCTCTCGCTTCTGGTGTTCTGCTACGCCTATAAAATCCAGCCGAAGAAGGTTCTTGACCAGATGGGCCTTGCAAAATCGACGGCTCATCTACGTTTTCATTCTGCACTTGAGGTAATTGCTCTAAATCTTTGTAAAATAGACGTTTTAACGCCATTCTCTGATGAAAATCTAGTTGGACAGTTCCGGCCTAAATCGGGTATCTATTCAGATAAGATGAGAACACTTGCGGCTTGAAGGTTTAGCCGTGTTTCATTACAGGTTTCCCAAATGACTAACCCGCCAAACGGCGGGTTAGTCATTTGCGATCTGATCAATAAACAACTTGCCCGCCATGGTATGAGGATTTAGGCATTTTTTCGCCGTCGAAAGCAAAATCAGCAGGACATTTAGTACAGACCAATCGCGGTACTTCTTTCCTTATCCTGTCGCTATAAGGACGGTTCTTTTTCTGCAGAACGGTCTTGCGCCCATCTTCTAAACAGTTAGGGCAGGCATAGTGGTGTGGCTCTTCAGTCCCGGCGTTAGCCTTTAACTCGTATACGAGTGAACCTTCGTCTAGTTCGATGAGCTGGTATCTGTCTAGAAGTTCTCGTTTTGCCTCAAGTTCACGAATACGCTCTTGGGCATCACGGAGATGAGAATCTTGCTCATGCATCTTATTGGTGATGTCTAGAGCCAACATATTCGCTTCGATCAGACGTTCAGTTAACTCATTAGAAGCGGCTTTGATTTTGGCATCATCTCTGGCTTCAATGCCGAGTTTGAGTAAATCGGAAGCAACTTTAACGGAGGTTAAAAATCCTTTTATTTCAGCTAATGGCATAGCAATCTCCTAAAAGGTTTAAGGCGAGAGGCTTGGAGGCAGCAACCTCCAGAGCTACGGGCACGTTTATGACTACAGCACCCGCCCGGTAAGACTTAGCATATTACCGCTCCCGCCATATCTACTCATCGCAATTAATGAGCAGGGGGCTTTTATGCGTCGAGAATCATTTTGGAATCAACCAGATGTGGCCACTGCAATGCGCTCCTGTTCAAAAACGAACCGGGCGCAATCGTGAAACCCATTGAAATCAAGTGCCGGAGATGCGGCACACTAAACCAGTTGAGGCCCTTAGAGCCCATAAGTGAATGCCCTGAGCATCAAGCTTAGAGAGCATGGAATGACTAAAGGGGCACTAAGCCAAGATTTTATCGTACCGCCTTTTTCAGTGTTGAGCGCAAGGGCCAAGGAATGGCAAGACCGCAAGCGCCTTTGGCTCGGCCTGGGGATTGATAGCGGTGAAGGAAGGAAAGAAGACCTCCTAAGCGGATACGCCAGCGCAATGGCTAAGTGGTCAGAGATCAACGGGAAGGGCACAGCACCCGGCTCATGGGCAAGTAAAAGCATATTTGACCCGGTCCTGACTGAACTTTGTTATGCATGGTTCTGTCCGCCTGAGGGAAAGGTTCTTGATCCTTTTGCTGGTGGATCTGTACGGGGCTTAGTGGCCGCCTACATGGGGCGCGAGTATACAGGTGTAGATTTGCGCCCTGAGCAGGTTGAAGCCAATGACCTGCAGGCTGATGCCCTCGGGATTAAACCAAGGCCTAAGTGGAAGGTTGGTGATGCTGTACAGCTTTACAAGCATGTGCGCGGCTACTTTGATTTCATACTGACCTGTCCGCCCTATGGTGATCTGGAGAAGTACTCAGATGATCCCTCGGACTTGTCGAACATGCATTACGACGTGTTTGTGGGTGCCTTTCGCGCCTCAATGAAGCAGGCTGCAGCGCGTCTGAAGGAGAACCGCTTTGCAGCTATCGTGGTTGGCGACTTCAGGGACCGGGAAGGTATCAACCGGGGCTTTGTACGGGACACCATTGAAGCCTGCGAAGACGCGGGCCTGCGCTTCTACAATGATGCTGTGTTGATCACTCAAGCCGGTTCATTGCCCTTGAGGGCTCGTGGAGGATTTGAGAGCGGGCGCAAGCTTGGCAAGACACATCAGAACGTTTTGATCTTCGTGAAAGGCGATCCTAAATTAGCCACACAAGGATTAGGGGCTGTCGAAAAGCATAGTTTCTAGCAAGCTCATGATGGGCTGGGGTATCATATCAATGAATTTGTTCCCCTAATATGAGGTTGAGATAAAATAAAGCTCCGCTCTGACCGTGATTGACATGAAAAGACTAGAGATGCACCTCGGTTAGTATTGGTTCATTCGTAACAAATCTAATTGCGCTCAAACAGGTGGTAGCTTATGTTCCGATTCATTATGGATATTGACAACACCCTTGAAGAAACGATGCGCAAGATGGAGCAAGCCTTCGTCAAGCCAGTAGTCGGTATTGAGCGGAATATTTTCGAAGCAGATGGCTCTATGGAGCGCTTTCTAGCAGAAGAAGATCAAAAAATTGACGATTTGAACACTCAGTTAGCCGAGTTTGAAAGAATTGCACAGAACGAGTTTAACGAAGTAAGAATTGCTTTGGAAGGTGCACCGATTACGCCTCATCAAATTCATGAGTTAGACAACCTTATTTATGTTCTTGAGAATAAAGCAAATCAGACCAGAAAAGCACTCCAAAAGAGTAAAAGCTCTCTTAACCAGCATGTGAAGGAGCTCTCGCTTTATTCAAAGCAGGGTGCTTCCAAAATGAACAAGCAAAATAAACGCTTGCGAAATTGGCTTGAAGCAGATGCGGAAGCATGTCTCAAGTATGCTTTGCTCTATCGCGCGTTAAGAGCCGATCTCTCAGATAAAACTGAGGAGACAAAGATCAAGTCGAGAGATGATCTAGATAAGTTTTTTGATAATCTTGGGTGATCATGTCTGTAGAGCTTAGTTTAACTTCGACCTTCGAGAAAAGTATTAAAAAGTTACCTCCAGATCGACAGAAGGGGGTTAAGAGTAAGCTCAGCTTGTTCCTGCAGAATCCGAAGACCAATTCGCTTCGCTACCGCGTTTTGGAGCCATTTGATGATATTTTCATTATTAATGGAAAAGGTGGTGATCGTATAATTCTGAAACGAATTTCTGACAAAGAGTACGAAGTGTTGGATGTAGGTCCGCATGATAACGTATATCGACGTTGGAACAGACGCAGTCTTGCACCAGCTTAGAGCCACAATTCCCAATTCCATTGCTCATTGTTTGACACTTGAACAAGAACCGATATCCATCCAGATCTTCTCTGCTTGACCTCTTTCCTGGGCTACTGAAACAGCAGAGAATCTCAGTGATTTCAGAAACAATGTGAAGTAGACACCGCTCCCTGCCGAGCAAATGATCTCAGTTTTATTGCTAATGCAAGGGTATCGCGGCTCAGGCCCGCTAAAGGTTAAACTGAATGAGGCAGCTTCCCTGAACATAGAAGCTAGCAAAGGGTCTTCGGTTTGCCCCTTTAGCCGCCGGAAACTGAAGGTTGGCTTGGTGGAGCCAATCGAAGTAATGCGAAATTTTTGTCTGGATTTGAAGTCCTGAGCCTCATCTGTTCCCGGCAAGAAATAACCGGTACCTTTCTCAGATGAGCAGATATACTCACTTGAGAGTGCAGGGCTTGCGTAGATGATGGTTGCTGCGACTAAGACTGCCTTGATTAGGTATTTCATGGTGGAATGCTAGCTCGTGGGACAATTGGTACACATATCTTAAACGTAATAGCTCTCAAGAAGGTCGCATAACGCGCCATCAAGGCTACTTGTATTCGAACTTAAAATCTCTCGCATGTAGGATCTTTTTTGCAGCTTCATTCGCAAGCTCGCCAGCTGCTTCAGTTAAGTTCCAATGCATATCGCTGTCGGTTACATACAGGTGCCCTACAAGATTGAGATCCACTACATTGCTAAATCGAGTGCCCTCTTGCAGGTATTGTGAAGGGGCGGCAATGGCATACGAATTGACGGAAAGCTTTGCCTCCAACATGACAGCGCATCTCGATCCGGGCTTGAAACCAGTAAGTGTCAAATAGAGCACGGCGGCATTAGAGGCAGTCGTATCTTCAGTTACAGGTATGCCGTTCTTGCGCAGTGCGCCCTCCGATTTATCTTTCAGTACTTCGGGTTCAGGAGAGCAATCACCGTGTACGGTGTCTACTATCTGGACACGAACCTTTTCGACTGAAGTGAGTAACGCAGCAGTGGCGGATTCCTGAGTGGAAACAATCTCCGCTGATTGGGCAGATAGGCAGCCTGCGAGCCCAAACATGAAGGCGAGAGTGGCTTTACTCAATGTATTCATCTGCAATTCTCTCTTTGAAAAAACATCTGTTGGCCGGGTAGCTCTATCCAGCACAAAGCTCAAGAAACCAGAAGTTACAAATTGATGTTCGGCACACGGGCTGCGTGATCGGCAAAGAGCAACAAAGCGTCTGAGGCCAAAGCAAAACCACGCATGCCACGGAAGAAGGCTCCGCATAATGCCTCCAGTTACCCTCGAATTCGCAGACGACAACCATGTGCACTTTCGTAATGCGGTTGAGCGGATAGGAAACAGAAAGACAGCAGAGCGCGCCTACAGAAAGGTCATCAATAAAACCGGCACCAAGCTGCGTAAAGGCGTGCTGAAGACGCTTCCTAAGCAAACAGGCTTGCCATCCCGTACAATTAGGAAGGCTCTGGGGAAGCCTAAGAGGGCGAGTGCGAGCTATAAGGGCAACGCTGCCAGCCTGTCTTATGTGCTGACAACTAAAGGCGGCTTTATCAGCCTGAAGCACTTCAAACCAAGAGAGCTGAAGAGGGGCGGTGTAGTGGCGCGGCCAAGGGGGCAGCGGCTCTATCTGGAGAAAGCCTTCATGAAGGGCGGGCGCTTCCCTAACCGTAAAACCTTGAACATGGATGGGGCGGGTGCAGTATTTAGGGCAAACCTCAATGCAAGTAAGCGCTGGTACAGGGGCTTCCATAGCCTCAAGAGTAGCGTCCGCATTCCGGAGGAGATGGAAACAGGGCCGTCAAAGGCTGAGTACGACAAAGCGGCTCGGTCTCTAGCGCCAGCAGTGGAAGTGGAGATTAGGCGTCTGTTGGCGCCGAAGTAGTAACGCACTTCAGATATATAGTTTCGGGGGGATAGATTTTCTGGATAGCTTCTTGGCATTCATCAGGCCAATCACTTAATGAAATGTACTTGAGAAGATTGCTCTTGATAGCAAGAGTACGCCATGCGGACGTCTTTCCCTTTTCGGAGAAGGCAGCAAAGAAGATAAGGATCAAATCGGATTCACTCAGTTGTGATCTGAAGATTTCTCGATAAAGCTCCTTTCCACCAATGTTTGAATCCTCAATCATTTCGCAAATCATCATCACAAAACGAATGTAACCAATACTTTCGTTGCGCGTGCTGTCATAAGTGGTCCAATAATCTTGAAGCAGTTGATGGACGTGTTCTGGTGAAGTGCAACTATTCCTGAACTCTCTGGCCATCTGATTTAGGGCAACTTTCCCGACAGAGCTTTGTCTTTTTGGATTAATAAGCTGTTCCCTATGCTTAAGTAGTAACTCCAGAGTGTTATAGAAACTGGCTTCAAACGCTTGCTTGTTTAGTTGCTTTATTTGCGCGCCGATGTTGGTTTCTTGCGTGTTGAGGATTTGCCTTGTGTCGTCCCGCTCCTCTTTCACTGTAGAAAGCTCTTCTCGCTGCAACAGGATCGCATAGAACAGGCCAAGGAATGCGAGGCCAGCAAACAATGAGTTGACGATCCCAAAGGTATCACCAGTTGGGCCTCTTTCTGAGTAACCACCTACCGCTTGAGAGGTGCCAAGGATACCGAGCCTTTCCCATATGCTTTGTGACTGGGTTTCAGGTGGACTGATAAACATTTGTTGCAGTGGGAACTCGCCAGTTAGAGCGTAATAACCATTGAGCAGCCACAGACAAAGTATGAGTAGGGCAAGGCCACCGAAGACGCCACGAGCCCATGGCGAGCTTAATAGTAGCGCGTTGCGCTTGGCTTTCAGGCCCTTGGGTTGTTCACTCTTCGGCATATCAGCGCTCCCTGTCGGGCTTCGTGATACTTGATTCCCCATCGAGCGTGAAAGATGCAAAGGGCACGCGAGAGCTGAAAAAAGGCATGCGCGATGCATACCCCCCCCCGGTCTAGGGACCGTATTTCGATTTTTTCAGCCCGCTACGGTGGCGGAGCCCACTTTATGGCTCGTTACAGTTCAAAAAACAGCGGGGTTACTAGACGGGTTTTTAGCTCCACTAATCCCAAAAACCTAACAATTTCAATGAACGAATACGCTGTAGACGTTGCTAACCTGTAACACTGCGGCCTTTTTTATGTGAGGATACGTGTTGGGCAAAATTGTTAGCACTTTGGAGCTTTGTGAAGTCTTTGGAATTAGCAGACAGACGCTCCATAGGTGGAGGGCTAAGGGGTGCCCGATCCATGACGATAAAGGGGCGGGGAAGTTAACGACCTACAACACTGCAGAGGTGTTTGCTTGGCGAGAGATGTTCAGCAAGTCCTCATTAGGTGAAGACAAGATACCTGAGCGCGAACGGGCGCAAATACGCAAGGACAATGCATCAGCAGAGAAGGCCGAAATTGAGCTTGAGCTGCTCCGCAGAACTGCAATTCCAATCGACATTGTTAAGGCCAAGATCTCGAAGGAATACTCAGAGATCAGAGCTAATTTTGTTGCGTTGCCCGGTGAAATCTCTGCTGACCTTGAACTTCTTGAGGCTCCCGACATTGAGGAGATCCTCTCTTCAAAAGTGAGTGAAATCCTTGAAGCATTGGCGGACGATAGCTAGTGAGCGTATTGATGATGTCTTCGCAGAATGTAGGCAACGCGATCTCAAGCCACCACCAAAGCTTAACCTCGTAGAGTGGGCAGATGAATACCGCTATGTAGCGCGCGAGAATACAGCCAATCCGGGGCGTTGGAAGACAAGACGTGTTCCTGTTTCGATAGGCCCCATGATGGCGGTCACAGAGAAGGATACGCAAGTTCTCACAGCAATGGCCTGCACTCAGTTGATGAAAACTGAGTTTCTACAGAACGTTGCGAGCTACCATATCCATCAAGATCCGTCGCCGATCTTGTTCATTCAACCTACGCAGAAGCTTGCTGTTTCGTTCTCCAAGGAACGCTTTCAAAAGACGGTTGATACAACACCGGTTCTGAGGGAGTTGATACCGGACGCTAAGTCACGAGATTCCGGCACGACACTGGAGCACAAGGAGTATCCTGGCGGAGCATTGGACTTCGTGGGCGCTAACTCTCCAACTGATCTGGCGTCACGCCCCAAGCGCATTACCCTCGCTGATGAGGTTGATCTTTACCCCGCAGATGCAGGCGGTATGGGCGACCCACTGGCATTGGGTGAGGAACGATCATCGACCTTTAACAAGCGCCGCCTGAATGTCCGTGTGTGCTCACCTTCAGACGAAGAAACATCGAAAATCTATCATGAGTACATGGCCAGCGATCAGCGGAAGTGCTTTGTTCGTTGCCCTCATTGCGATGAAGAGCAGGTGCTCTATTGGTCCCGCGAGACTGTTCAATGGGACAAGGACGACAACGGCAACCACCTTTCAAATACTGCGCAGTACTTTTGCTCAAAGTGTGGGGCTGGGTGGAGTGAGAAAGAGCGCAAGTTGGCGCTGCTGCGCATTGCAGATGAAACAGATTATGGCTGGAGGCAGACGAAGCCTTTCACATGTTGCGGGAAGACGCATAATCCGCTCGAATGGAGTGGCGCAGGGCACTGGAACGAGAAGGGGCGCTCACATTGTCCCGAATGCAAAAAAGCTTCGCACTATGAAGGGCATGCGGGCTTTCATGTTTCCAAACTCTATTCAACGAGACACTCCCTTTTTGACGTCGTGAAGGAGTTCCTCAACTCCTACAAGAAGCCCTTAATGCTCCGAAAGTGGACAAACACCGCGCTTGCTGAGGTGGTGAAGGGTATCAAGCTTGCCCTTTCTGCTGAAGGGCTCGCAGAGCGGGTTGAGGGCTACTCCCATGAGGCAATACCTGAGGGAGTGCGCTTGCTTGTCGTGGGTGCTGATACGCAAGATGACCGCATTGAGATGACAGTGGTTGGCTATGGCCTGGATGATGAGAACTGGGTGATCCGGCATGTCGTTTTGGACGGTGACACAGCTGGCAAGCGGGTTTGGGATGAGTTTGATAGGGAGCTACGCCAAGTCTATTACCGGGAGGATGGCAAGCGGCTTTCCATTAAAGCGACCTGCATTGACTCCCAAGGTCATAGGGCTGCGATTGTGCAATCGTTCTGCGCGAAACGTAAGCACCGCCGGATCTATGCAATCAAGGGCAAGGGGAACAATGCGGGGCATCGCCAGATCTGGCCCAAAACGCCATCTCGAACCAAGAACTCAGGTGAGCATGTCTACATCGTGGGGGTTGATACGGCAAAGGACTTGATCGCCTTGCAGCTTGGGGTTCTGCTGCCGGAAGACGGAGCACCGACCCCTAACGCAACTCACTTCCCCTGTGATGACCTGCCAGCCGACTACTTTGCTCAAATGACCGCAGAGCAGGCGATCATCAAAGAGCACGCAGGCAAGCCTGTGAGGTGCTGGGAACCCAAGGAAGAAGGCATCCGCAACGAGGCGTGGGACTGTAAGGTTTATGCAGCCGCAGCCCGCTTGTCTTTGCCGGATCGTTTGATGAGTAAGCCGGGAGATAGGGCTAAGAAAGCCAAATCAGAGCAGTTAGTTGAACCTGACAAAGTGGTGCAGGAGAGCAAGCCAGCAACACCGCGCACTACCAAGCGCAGCCTACCGCGACCGGCAGCAGAGCCTACACGTTCAAGCAACAAGTTTCGGAGAAGATTTAAATGACAGGCAACGGTTTGACCCGGCCTAAGGTTCGTGTGCAAGCCAAGTCCAGGCAGCTTGCATCGAGCGGGCAACGCTTCACTATGAGGTACTTGCGGGGTGATCCGTCTGGCACCTTGGCAAAGCGTACAGTTTCTAATCGCTTAGGCTCCGAAGATGTGAGAGCGGCAGCGGTACGGGCATCAGCCCTTGCCACGGACTTCATGCACAATAGCGGATGGATAGCTGGGGCGATTGATCAGGTCATCACCGACACAATCGGTAATGGCCTTACGATCAATTACAAACCAGACCTTTCGAAGCTTGGCTATGATGAGAAGGAAACTAAAGAGTTTGCCGCTTTGGTGGAGCAGGAGTTCAGAGCATACGCTGATGATCCTCTTGAAGTAGATCTTGCGGGTGAGAAAAAGCTGTCTGAAATGGATGACGGGACTTGCCGGATCTATGCCACAAAGGGCGAGACCTATGGCGTTTATAGCTTCCTAAGCCCTGCTGAACGTAAGAGATACGGCATCAAGACCGGCACAAAGGTTTCCCTTGTTTCGCCAAGTCGCTTGAAGTGGGAGAGTAATCAGCTCGTTGGCCTAGAAGACGGCATCTTCAAAGATGTGAACGGCAGGCACCAGAAATACAGGTTTCAGCGCCGAGGAAAACTAGGGTCATGGGAAGATCATGACATTGAAGCTTTTGACCGTGCGGGCCTGCGCCAAGTTGTTCAGCTCATGGACCGTTCTGAAAACCCAGACGCATCTCGCGGTGTGCCTCTGCTGACTTCTGTTCTGAATAATATTGGCTATCAAGAGCAACTTGGGAACGCAACGCTTGCAACGGCATTGGCTCAAGCAATCATGGCGGCGACCGTCAAAAGCCCAGATGCTTCTCAGGAAATCTTTCAGGCGTTCCAGACGCTTGAAGATGACTATGAGGACATTGGTAAGGACTTGGCGGACCTTTGGCGGTCGCGCCTTGAGGCGTTGCAGGAAGGTACTATCAACCTCACTGATGGCGTTAGGGTAAACCACCTTGCGCCCGGTGAAGAGTTTGAGCTGCATTCCAGCAAAACACCTAACCCGCATTATGTTGCTTTCTTTCAGAACCTCTTGAGGGAGGTGGCTCGCAGGATCGGGGCAACTGCATCATCAGTGACCATGGATCATACAGGGGCAACCTACAGCTCTGTAAGAATGGAATACGCCTCGATCTGGCCTGTTGTTACGCGCAGGAGGAACCGGGTTGTTGCGCCTTTGACAAAGGTGACTTTTGCTAACTGGCTGGATGAAAGCATTGCAGAGGGGCGTCTGCCTTTCAAGGGTGGTTATGAAGCGTTTAAGGCCAACCGGAAAACTGTAAGTCAGGTTGATGTGCTTGGACCCGCGCAGCCTACCGCTGATGACGAGAAGAAGGAACGTGCTCGGAAGCAGCGCCTTGAAAATGCCGTATCCTCAGTGCGTCGTGAATGTGCTGCTGATGGCGTAGACTACGATCAGGTTCAGAAAGAGATTGCTGACGAAAAGAAAGAGTTCGAGAAATCTGGTCGAAAGCATCCCTCAGAGAAGGTGCAGGGAGGTGGCGGTAAATCTGAAGATGCGCCCAAAAAGCCCAAAGCCAAGAAAACTGAGGACGGCGAATGAACAAGGATTGGTGCGCTGAAGTTGAAAAACTAGAGGCGATCTACGAGGCCGTGCGTAACGGTGAGCAGGTTACAGAGAGCCGTTTTGGTGAGGACTTCATCAAGTATCAAGGCGCTGACTTGAACCGCATCGAGCGCGACCTCGATCATGCAAGAGCACAATGTGAAATCCAGCAGGGCAAGCGCAAGCGTAGGCGCTTTGCAGCCCGCGTGAGAGCATAGAGGTATTCATGGGCATTTATCGAGACGGGCAGATCTTTCTTTACGGCTTTGTGGGCGATTCATGGTGGGACGAAGGCTTCACCACTATGGAGGTGATTGAAGCTCTTGCTGAGCACGGTCGAGACGAAGATGTGACTGTGCGCATGGATTCCGGTGGTGGTTATGCCATGGAGGGCTTGAGTACTTACAACGCACTGAAGGCTCATGGCGGCAAAGTAACATTACAGGTTGATGCTATGTCAGGCTCAGCGGCCTCCTTGATCGCTATGGCAGCTGATGAAGTTGTTATGAAGCAGGGTGCCTTAATGATGATCCATGACCCCTCAGGCATAGCTTGGGGGACAGCAGAAGAGCATGAGAAGAGCGCGAAGCTGCTCAACATGCAGGCAACTGAGTTTGCCAAGATCTACGCATCCTTCAGTGGGAAGGATGCTGATGAGGTGCGCGGCCTCATGAAAGTCGAAACTTGGATGACTGGTGAAGATGCGGTTGAGCAGGGCTTTGCGTCATCTCATGAAGCGGGCGTGCAGTCTCTCATGTCTTGCCAGCCATTCGACTTCACAATGTACTCAAAAGCTCCAAAAGAGCTGGTTACCATGACCCGCTCGAACAAGTGGGACAAGGAGCCTGAAACAACACCCCCAACCCAAGAGGACGGGAAACATATGCCAAAGACTGACGAAGAAATTGCACAGATGGTGGCTGACGCTGAAGCCAGGGGTAAGGCAGAAGGTGCCAAGGAGGGTGCTGCATCCTACATGAAGCTGCAAAAGCAGGTCATGGCACTGCCGCAAGCCCAGACACAGCCAGCGCTTGCTGAGAGCTTTATGGCTGACGGCATGAGCTTTGAAGCCATCAAGGCCAAGTTTGATCTGATGGTGAGTGACGAAAAGCCTGATGACGACGGACAGGATGTTGATCCGCAAAAGTATGCAGAGATGCGTCAGAACGGGGCTGGACTATCTGGCGGCGGTGCTCCGCAAAAAAGCTCCATGAACACCCGAGATGTGTACCGGAAGCGCCGTGAGCGTGCGGTTGCTTAAGCCTTCACCTTTTTTGTTGATGTTTGCAGGTCGCTGAAGCGGCCTTTTTTTATGGAGTTTTGCATGTCTGAAAAGATGCGTGCTCGCGATTGGTCGTTTCTACTTTCTGAGGCAAGTGGCAATCGCTCTCGAGAATCCATCACTATGGCTTCTGGTAATAGTGTTGTGCTTGCTGGAACTGTGATTGGTGAAGTCACAGCAACAGAGAAATTTAAACCTTCGCCCGCAACTGGTTCTGATGGTTCGCAGGTCGCTAAAGCAATACTTGGGCAGACCGTTGACACATCAGGTGGTGATGTAGACGCGGTGATTGTACGCCGCGATGCTGAAGTCAAGAAAGACCTGATTGTGTTTGATGACTCAGTCAACGACGACACCAAGCGAGCTGCCAAGTTTGAGCAGTTGGCGGCCTCAGGTGTCATTGTGCGCTAAGCGCGTGTGAACCTTTCCCCCGATTGAATTTGAGAGAAACGTATGTCCAGCATTTGGAACGACGATAAATTTAGCGTGCATAGCCTGACGGCTGCAATCAATGAAGAACCCTCAACACCTGATCAAATCGGCAAGTCTGGCTTGTTTGATGAAGATGGTGTCGAGACCACTTACATCGATATCGAGCGACAGGGCAATGATCTGCAGCTGGTTGAGCCTACCCCTCGCGGCGGTCCAGGTGAGACCACGGGCGATGAAGCTCGCTCGATGGAAACCTTCAAGATCCCGCATTACCAGCGTGATGATCACGTTACAGCGGATGAAATCCAGAACGTTCGTGCGTTTGGGACAGATAACCAGTTGGAAGCGCTTCAAGGCCGTATGGTCAAAAAGGGAGCACGTCATGCACGCGATCTGGACAACACTCTTGAACACCAGCGCATTGGCGCTATCTCAGGCATTGTCACGACCGCAAAAGGCAAAGTACTTGCCAATCTCTACCAGAAATTTGGTTATGCTGTGCCTGCGCCGTTGGATCTGGATCACGCCAACAATGATCTGAAGCTTGGGCGTGTGCTCAAGCATTTCCTTTATGGCATTGAAGATGATCTTGACCGAAGCTACGGGCATATGCACGTCTTCACAGGGCGCAATCTGCACGAGTGGCTCTGGAACCGCCCTGAAGTACGCGAAACCTTCCTGAACACAAGCTCCGCTGCTGTGCTGCGTGATGATGTGCCGGATGCGTTCAACTTCGGTGCCTTCAAGTTCGAGCGCTATAAGCAGGGCAAAAAGGCGCGTGAAGCTGGCGGAGGTACTTACATCGGACATGATGAAGCGCGTGTTGTTCCGTTCGGTGTTCAGGACCTCTTCCTAACCCGCTTTGCACCAGCTGACTACGAAGAGACGGTAAACACTGAAGGCCTGCCGCTCTATATGCGCCAGTACGCAGACCCAAATGGCAAGGGGCGCTCGCTTGAAGTGCAGACCAACCCAATCTCGCTCTGCACCAATCCGGGCGTTCTAAGAAAAATCCGCCTGCAGAACTACGACCCTAACTCTTAAGGAATAGGCATGAGCAAGACAATGTGGATTGCCAGTCTCTACGGCCTCAAAATCCCTGCGAGTGTGCTTGGTGGTGAGGAAGTCAAGGAGCTTGATCCCGGTGAAGCGATTGAGGTTCCTGATGGTTATGGGACGCACCTGATTGAAGACGGGTTGGCGTATGAGGCTGAAGAACCTGAAACCGAGCCTGTGTCAGGCGGGGGCAGTGATGATGCCTACAGCGCCATGTCCAAGGATGAGCTTGAAGAAGTTGCGGAGGAACTTGGTTACAAGCCTCCCGGCAACATCAAGGAGGGAACCTTGCGCAACAAAGTTCGAAAGCTCGTTTCTGAGAAGTTCGCTAAACTTGAAGCAAAAGCCAAAGAAATTGGCATTGAAGCCCAAGACGACTGGACAATTGAAGAGTATGAAGCCGCAATTCAAGAGGCTTCCAAGTAATCAAAGGGCGCGGGGCAACTCGCGCCTTTTCTTTTAGCGAGGGATAGCCATGACACCTGAAACGAAGAAACACTTTGAGAAAGTGGCGAAGGCTGCGGATGCACGATGGGCAGAAGCTGTTGAGTTGAAGTTTCTAAAAGATGGCAGACAAGACCAATCACGCGGGAACACGACAATCCAAGCGATTTTGAGAGTAGGCAATGTTCGCAACACCAACTTGAGCGGTGGCGATGCTTTGAAATGGCGTGGCCGCGTCAACTCGGCGAAGACTCAATTGCATATCGCAAAGTCGCTTTACACCGGCCCTGAGATCAAAAAGGGCGACACCATCAGGGCAATTACACGCGATGGAAAGCCTTGGTTTGACGTCCTGCACGCAAGTTATCGAGATGAAATACGCATTGTACTGGAGCTGGGGGAAGCATGAGTCTCGTTAGAATTGCCGCACGGCACTGCCTCTGCGAAGCCCTTAAGGGCAAAACAAGCGTGGGCGATAATGTTCAGGACTCGGCTTTTGGTGCACTCAATTTCAATGAGGATGGCCTGCCAGAAACCAGCCAAGACCAACCTTTCTTGACTGTTTATACCGACGAGGCAGACATGCAGGCGAGCGGCAATAGTCTGGAGTTGCTCAGCCAAGCTGATACCAAAATCTATTTCGAATGGGGCATTACCTCTTCAATGTCCGTCAAAGATGATGAAACAGGCGAAGCTGTCATAGTGCAGGATATTCCGGTTACTGATGCCAACATGGAGTTCAAGCTTGATCTCATTGGTCGCGAGATCCTCAACGCACTATCAGATACCAGAGATCCGTATGTGAAGATGTTCCGAGAACTCTTGATGGGGGTGACCAGCTTCAAAAAAGGCCGCATTGCAAACGAGCAGGATGGATTGCGGCTCGCAGCTCACCAGTTTGAACTCAAGTGCATGCTTTTGGAAGAGCCGAGAACCGGTGCTGAAGTGCTCTCAAACCCATTCGGGGAACTGTTTGAGCTTATGGAGGGGAGTGGTGATCCGAGCATAGCCGCTAAAGCTGACTTGATGCGCACTGCCTTAGAGCCGGAAGCGCCTCCGCTTGATGTGTTCAGAATGGAGAACGGTATGCATCCTGACCAAATCGAGACGCTCGGACTAGACGAGGCAGTTCAAGATGGATGACCAGTGGGACGTCATCACCGAGCTTCTCACGCAACAGCAGGCCGAGTTGGAAACTTTAAGATCAGTGATAGCGGAGATGATACAGGTCGGGCCGGTTCACGCAGTTGATCCGAAAAAGGGCTACCGGATCAAACTGGGAGAGGATGAAGAGGGCGCCCCTTATCTCTCACCTTGGAAACCGCATCCAGAAACCTCCAAAACATCTATTCCGCTGAAGGTCGGGCAGATGGTTGGAACGCTCAATCCAAATGGCGACCCCCGGCAAGGAATACTTCTGCCAGGGGGCTACAGCAACGGCCATGAGACGCCTAACTCCGATATGGAAGCCAACGTTTTTCAAGATGCTGGCGTGCGCATCCAGATCAAGAACGGGACGCTTGAGATCTCAGCTGAGAACAGTATCGAAATCACTGTGAATGGCGTGACACATACAATCAGCGGCGATGGTGTTGATACTCAAGGCGGCAAGGTCACGCACAATGGCAAGAACACCGGCTCTAACCACAATCATGGCGGTATTTCACCGGGATCGGCTAACACCAAAGGCCCAAACTAAGGACTCCAGACATGTCAAAGCAAAGATACCGGATCCGCGAAGGTGCGGACACCGTTGATGGTGCGCGTGTGCCTGAGAATCGTATTGTCGAAATGACAGAGCAGGCGGCTGCCTATTACGTCGAAATAGGTGTTGCCAGTCTTGAAGACGGTGAAAACAGCGCCCCAACAGCACCGCGCAAGCGACGCAGTAAAGCCCCTGCAAAGCCAGAGGCCTGATATGGCAGGGATTAGCAGGCACGCCGGGCAGCCGATCTCTAACCTGCAATCAGCGCTCCAAGGCGTGGAAGTCACCCTTGGAACCCGGCTTTACTCTCGGGTGATGCGCAGGCAGTTCGGCGCGGGCTTTGTCGAGATCTTGGGTAAAAAGCTTTCACCAAAGCGCTTCGCTGTCTTCATGCAGTTGATTGCGGTTGCAATTGATCGTTGGGAGCCCCGGTTCAAGGTTCGGCGACTAACACCGCAAGGCACCGTAGAACAAGTTCGCTTGGGGGCTGTCGGCCTAACCATTGAGGCTGATTTTCGCCCGAAAGCGCACCTTTCACCACCAGATTTTACCGTTGAACGTTCTGTTTCCTTCGGCCTGTTCTTTCGGGATGGGAAGGTGCAAACACTGGAAAGTTAAGCCACATGAGCCAGACCAAGCTTCCACCACCGGAGTTGATTGAGAATATCGACTATGAGGCTATCCTTGCAGCCTCGCTTGACCGTCTGAAAGCCAAGTTTGATGCAGCCGGAATCCCTTGGACCGTTAGCGGCCTTGAAACAGACCCGGCCAAAATCTTGCAGGAAGAGCTGGTTTATCTGGTTGTCTATCTTCTGCAGCTGGGGAATGAGAAGTTTGTTCTCTACTTCGTGGATTACGCTTATGGCGTGGCGCTTGATGTGTTGGCGGTCTTTTATGGCGTCACACGGATGCAAAGCGAAAAAGATGAGCGGTTTCGCACGCGCATCAAGCTTCACATTGTCGGGCGTTCTGGCGGTGGACCTGAAGAGCGTTACAAAGCCCTTGTAATGGATGCCCATCTTGATGTGAGAGGCGTTGCGATCTGGGATAATGGCATCGACCCGACACTTTATGTGGGGGTTCTTTCTACCGTTCCCGGTGGCCATGCAAGCGATGAACTACTTGAAACCGTCCTGGCACATCTGAACTTGCCAACCAACAAAGTCACTTCAGATCGTTTTAGTGTGGTGTCTGCTGTCACCAAGACCATTGATGTGGCTTTGAAGGTTCAGCTTGAAGAGCATGCGCGCAACTCAGCCTTAGAGACATTGGAGGCAAAGTTGCGGGCTGCTTGGGAGGCTGAAGACCGCCTTGGACTCGATCTCACACGCGCTTGGCTGATCAACACAGCTATGGGTGATGGGATTAACAACGTGATTGTTGACGCGCCATTTTCTGACGTTGTGGCAGATCCTAATGAGGCCATAGCGCTTGGCACAATCTCAATTTCTTCCATAGGGCGCGGGCGATGACAGAAACACTTTTGCCAGCAGGCGCTACCCCATGGATGCGGGCTATCTCAGAGGTCAATCATGAAGCGCTTCAGCAGGTTCGGCAGCACTATGACAACTTCGGTATGAAGTGGCAAAACCCGCAGCCACGTATCATGCCGCACCTTATTCAGGAAACTGGGCTTGGTATCCTGAGCCCCTACGTGGACAACATCTATCAGCTCTATGATGTGGGCCTTGAATGGCTGCGCATTCGCGGCTTTGAGGCGGCTGTCTATAAGGGGCTAGGCTTTATCGACTATGGCGGGCTCTTGGAGATTGCACCAAGCAGGCGGCGCAAATGGCATTGGGACCAGCTGGCATTAGACCGGCTCCCGCGCAGTGAGGAGGATCTGCCTCGCATTGCAGGAATTGTTGGTCTTTCCGTTTCCCGGCGCACCAAGGTCATGCGGGCGTTCAACGGCTATGACATTCGTGCCGCTGAACTGTCTTACTCCAAGCTTGGAAACACGCTGTTGTCTTCGCACTCCGGGGCGAAGGTGGGGGATGTTCCAACAAAATGGAGCTTTGGCACGACACATGGGTTTCAACGAGCGCTCACAGATGCTGAAAAGCAGGAGATTGGCGTTTACATCGATATCTCTTCAGGCGGTGTGACTTGGGAAGAGTTGGCAGCGCTATGGAACGAGATTGAAACCTCATGGCAGGATTTAGGCGTTGGCGCCAAGCTTCGCGTCATGGCCCGCCAAACGGTGTTGCTGGGCGGCTATATGGGCTTTTATCGTGCCGATGGTTCCATGATCGGAGCACGGCGTTTTAAGGCACTGCATCAGGTTGCCCCCGGCTCCACTTACAAGGTCGGCTCAGAGCAGGTCACCCCACACGATCAGGGACAGCGTGTCTATGTAGAGGCGCTCACCGGATTTGGCGAAGGGGCAGGCGATGACTGCGCCTCTGTTGCTCTGCTGCTTGGAGCTACACCAAAGCCGAACCAGCCACAAGGAAAGCGCTGGCTTCTTCCTGATCAGATCGAAACACCGTTTGCAGCTGTTTGCTCGCAGGCACTCACTACAGATTTGCGGCTTACCAAGCGCACGCGCGTGAAAGTTCTCCTGAGCTTCGCATAAGGACCACCCAAATGGCTTTTGAACATCCACTCGTGCCAGGCGCGTTTGATCGCACGCCTGAGCGCGAAAACGACTCTGCTGCTGTATGGCCGGAAGAGGTCTTTATCACTGGGACGGATCTTAATGATGCGTTCGGTATTGGTCGGCGTCAGGCTGCTCGCATCGGCAACACTGTCTCGCGTGATGGTGACCGAAAGTCCGGCGCGGCCATTGAGATTGATCGCGATGGCAGCCGAATTCTGCTTGGTGCAGGAACTGTTTACATCGCAGGGGATGTCCGTCCGGTTGATGCTGCTATTTTGGAAGGTGTGGATCTGTCAGGTGATCTGGTGGTGGGCGTGCGTGTCAGCTCCATTGTGATCAATTCTGAAGATGACCCAACGCTTGCGGGACTTAAACCCGGCACAGAAGCCGAGGGCGAGAAGGGGGCATCAAGGATCGTGACCCGCCTTGTCTGGGGCTATGCCGGAGATGGCGCGGACGGTCAGCTTTATCCTGTTTACAATCTGGTCAAGGGCACACCTTTGGACCAGACTCCACCGGCAGAAATGAGCCAAGTAGCACAAGTGTCTGCTGCGCAGGATTTTGGAGCAAATGGCAACTACATTGACGAGGGTTGCCGCGTTACTGCAATTGAGAAATCTGACGGCAATGTGGTCTTTTCCATCGCTGCTGGCACCGGCAATATCAAAGGCTTTAAGCGTCCACGTCAATACGCGCTGCGCCTTGAGGTGGAAGAGAAGTGGGACACTTTCCAGATCGATGGTGAGCAGCACACCTACACGGTGCAGCAAAATGAAACCCAGCGCTTCCGAGTGCATTACGGGCCAATTGATACAATCGTTAACATTTCGCTTGAAAAAGAAATCACAGAAGTCGTCACACGAGAACAGATACTCAACGGTTCTGATGGGCTTGAAAATGATAGTGTAAAGGAGCTTGTTGAGATCAAGCAGGGCTCTAAAACCTTTACGAAGGGCGCCGACTATCAGCTCACCGCCGATAAAGTCGATTGGTCGCTGGCAGGGGATGAGCCGTCCCCCGGTTCCACATACACCTGCAAGTATCGTTATCGTGACTCGGTTGTCCCTCAAAACCCAACCGCACATGATTTTGAGTTGTCTGGAGGCCGAAAAGGTGGGGAGGTGGTAATCATCTACACGCGGAAACTGCCTCGCGTGGATCTGGTCTGTCTCGATCAAGCAGGCGCAGCAGTGTACCATGAAGGGCTTTCAGCAGCGCGCGCTATTGTGCCCGAAGTTCCGGGCAACCTCTTGAAACTGGCGACAGTTTACAATGACTTTGATGGGCTGCCTCGTGTTAAAAACGATGGTACTCACAATGTCACTTATGATCAGATCCAAGTAGCCTTGGACCGGCTCAATGGTGCACTAGATCTGATTGCCTTAAATCGCTTGCAGCTTGATATACATGATAAGGAGCCCGCGGCCAAAAGAGGCATTTTTATTGACCCCTTTACAGATGACCGTTGGCGAAATCCGGGTGTTAGTCAGAATGCGGCCACCCGCAATGGCATGCTCACCCTGCCATTGGATGTCACGATCCATAATCTGAACTCTAACGCTGTTGAAATGCTCCCTTATGAGCTGGAAAATGTGATTGATCAGCCCTTGCGCAATACCTGCAAGCTGGTCAACCGATTTGCCAACCATGACCCATTCCCAGCAAAAATGTCACTGGATCCGGCCCAAGATTTCTGGACGGATGTTGATGAGGTTTGGGATTCAGATGTAACCCATGAAGTGTTTGGTCCAACGGCGTCCACAACAACAGAGCAACAAGTGGTTGGCATTGCCGAAGAGAATGCAAAGTTTTTGCGGACCATTGAAATCACGGTAAGCATCGAAGGCTTCGGTGGAGGTGAAATTCTTGATCGTATCTTATTTGATAATGTGGATATGACACCAGTTCCCAAACCGGCTGCCGATGATGATGGACTTGTGACGCTCATCCTCAACATCCCGGCGCGCAAACATGCCGTTGGAGAGAAGCAAGTTGAGGCCTACGGTGTTGGTGGCTCAGAGGCCTTTGCGCAATTCGTTGGCGATGGCAAGGTCACCATTCAAACCATGCAACGGGTGACAACACTTGTTGTCGTTCCACCGCCGCCACCGCCGCCTCAGATTGTAAGAGTTCGGCGAGAGAGGAGTGAACGCACTCGAAATCGCGATCCAAGAGGGCAAACCTTCAGCCTTCCTGCGGGTAATCGCCATATTGCGCAAGCAACGCTTTGGTTTTGCAGAAAGGGGAGTCCTAAAATACCTGTAATCGTAGAACTTCGAGCAACCAATGGGGCAGGCTATCCGACAGATGAGATTTTGGCTCAGGCTGAGATTGATATGTCCTTAGTAGAACTGAATAAGCCAACGCCGTGCCTGTTTCCGGGGTTGCCGTACATACTCTCAACGAGAGAGTATGCGGTGATTGCTATTACACCGGACAATGAGCATTCGATATACGCAGCTACTTTGGGTGAGTTCGATGAGGTCAATCAGAGTTTCCTTGGTGTGAACCCTTACACTGTAGGAACTGAAATCGAGAGTTCAAACAACTCGACATATATCCCTGTACATGGCTCCGATCTCACATTTGGTATTGATTGTGCCAGATTTACTCAAACCACTAAACGTGTGGAGCTGGGTGAAGTTGAGCTTGATCGCTGCTCTGACCTGATGATTGCAGCTGCGGTCGATCTTCCTGAAACCGGCTGTTCTGTTACTTTTGAAATCACTCGTGCCGATGGATCCAAGATCCAGACGGTGGCTTATGCCGGTGTGCAGTTTGATGAATGGGTAAAGGAAACAGTCAGTATTGCCGCGATCATGAAGGGAACGGAAACGGCAACCCCGCGTCTCTTCCCTGGTGTTCAGGTGCGGGCGGGCAAGCTTGCCGAAACTGCTGACTACGTGGGGCGTTTGTTCAAGACTGGAAACGCAAACCGCTTCCCGGTTCGCCTAAAACGCACTCTTCCTAATGGCTCAAGTTTGAAAGTGTTTCTGCAGGACAACTCAGGGACGTTTGTAGAAGCCTCCTACAAGGAAGGTGAGGTTCTCGATGCATTGGGCACTGTAGATGCCACTTATGAACTGCCTCAAGATCTTGGAAGCGAGACGGCAGTAAAGCTCACTGTCACAGGTAACCCTGCTTCAAGGCCGGTTCTGGAAGACCTGCGCGCGGTAGCAACTATCTAGGAGAAGCTATCAATGGCAACTACGCCAAATCTAAATCTGCCACTGCTCGACAGTGCGGAAAATGTCTCCGAGGACCATCAGAAAATCAATGTGTTCTTGCAGGCTCTTGATGCACGCCTAGGTGAGATTGCAGTCACTCTGGCAAGTCTTGCTGTTGCTGGGCACTCTCACGAGATCGCTAAGATCAATGGACTGGCAGAGGCATTGGCGCTGCGGGCTTTGACTGATCATCTGCATAAACTTAATGATCTTTCCGATGTTAATGTGACGGATGCTCCGGATGGCTCAGTTTTGCAAAAGGTTGGCGGTGCCTGGGGTTTTGGTGGCCGAGGATATTCTGTTGCCGAGATAAATAACCTACTTGCAGAAAAGGTTAGTGTTGCAGGCCTGCAAAGTGATCTGGATGCTACACGCGATGCGGCGGTAGCCGTTGTCATGGGCGGTGCAACAACAGCACAGTTAGATACTCTCAAAGAACTGTCAGAAGCCTTGTTAGACAACGACAGTGAAATTGCTGCTCTTATCTCGTCAATGGCAACGAAAGCTGGATGGAATATCTCAAATACATTTGCCGCAAGACAGTATTGCTCAGTCGATGGCGGACATGGCAGCTGGGAGGCTTTTGGGTATGGTGGTGTCGATCATGGCTCTGCGCTTGTTCTGGGTATCGCAAGAGGCTCAAAAGCAAACCCTGAGTATCTTAAATATGGTGACTTAATTGCTTCTGTGCGTGCGCGGCCTTGGATTGGAAGCTTTGGTGCGACTAAAGGCATGTTGGTGTGGCTGGCAACTCAAGATCACGGTCCGGACCAGTTTGGCACCGAAGCGCGTGTGGCGGTGACACCAAACGGCCAAACAGCTCCACAAGTGGCGGCAATTTTCAGGAATGACCTGTCACTGCAAGTCAGCGGCGATAAAATATTCATTGGCCCCAGTAAGGATGAAGCTATCCATGAAGGGAACCTTGTTGAAAAAGCAGCAGCTGTTGGGATCGGCAGTGTCTATGAAGGGTCAAACGCCAACAACTTGAATTTTCCCATAGGGACAATCATTGCGGTTGCTGCACCTACTAACACTTACCTGCAGCGAAACAAGGCATACACCGTTCGGCTTGGCACCGACACGAGGTACTACAGCACTACTGGAGGCGGTTCTGCACTTATTGGCACCTGGGCTTGCCGAGGAATGTCAGGTGACTGGGGCAGTGGCAATTATGTCTACAACTTCCAGAGGATCGCATAATGATCAATAAACCTACGGATATTGAAGATGTCATCTCTGTTGTGCGAAGTGGTGAGTCCTACTTCGCCACGCTATTATTGATCTCTGGTGAGGACGTTACACACACTTGGTATTCTGCCGAAGATACGTTGTGGTCCGGTTGGCTTCAGCAGGAGATTGATGAAGAGCGCTTGGAGGTCACAGGTGACAACACCTCAAATGGCAGCCAGCTTTATCGTCAAATTGTATCAGATGAAGCTGAGCGCCGCATTGAACAAGGTACTCAGATCAACGGTACTCAGTTCAAAACAGATCAAGCGTCAGTCAGTCGCCTCAGAGAGATGCTTGATGGGTTCGGAGCGGGATTGCCGGAAGCCTCCCAGGTGAAAGCATGTACAGCCGAAGGCGTTTTGCTGGTGCTTGATACGCAGGAAAAGGTGCAGACGCTTTACCATGCGGCCATCAAGTACCGAGCTGGTATAGTTACCCGCTCTGCCGAAATCCAGCAGCTTGATCCAATCCCTGACCCGTCAAAAGACCCGCTTTGGGATCTAACCAAAACCTTACCTGAGGCTCTGGCTGCGCTCACCTAGCCAGTCCCCAAACCCTTTAAGACTTAACCCACCCGCACGGCTTTGCCGGAGCGGGTTTTTTCATGGAGAAATATCTATGAGCGCGCCCACAATCGGCATGCAGTTCTCTTATAAATCGGATGATCCGTATCCGGTTTCAGAAGGCGACCTATCAAAGGTCGTGGTGATCGAGAGTTCTGATGATGCTTCAGACACGGAATTTCCGCTTGATACAGCAAAGCGCATCTCTTCCAGCGACAAAGACGCGGTTGCAGCTCTTGGCTCCGGTCCTTTGCGGGATCACATTCGGGGCATTCAGGATCAGCTCAATGAACTTGATCGAGCTGCTGATGTTACAATCGTGCGAACCGAAAAGGGGGCAACGCCTGAGGCGAGTGCGGCTGCGATCGTTAGCATCATCAATAACATCACGGAAATCCCCTCAGCGGTCAACGCAACACCCGGCATTGTGGTGGCAGGTTCGACTGCATGGCGCCCTGATCTAGACACCGTCAACCCGGTGGTTGCTGCGCTTGAAGCTAACATCGGTAAGATCCTTGCAGTGGCACCGGTCGATGTAGACCCTACGAGCGCAGATAACGCTATTGACGCCCGTGAAACCATGGCATCAGGCCGTTTGATGCCGGTTGGTGTGGCTGCGCGTGTCTGGGAAGGGGATGCCGTTGTAACCCGTCCCATGGCCTCACGTGTGGCTGGCTTGATTGTTCGGACCGACACCAACAACGGCAACATGCCGTTCGAGACGATCTGCAATCAACCAATCTTTGGTCTTGCCGGTCTATCTCGGAAGATCCCGTTTAACTTCCTTGATGGTTCCAAGGAAGGGCAGCGGTTGCTTGCTGCTGATATTGCGATTGCTGCAGAAGGTGAGATTGGCGTTTATGGCGCGGTTGCTGATGGCGGCTTTACCTTCCTTGGCACCGACATGGCGCAGACCGACGCGATGTGGCCACAGCTGCACCAGTTGCGCGGCTCTGACTACATCGTCACACAGATGATGAAGATCACCCGGCGCCACTTGGGCAAGAAGCAGACAGCGCCACGGGTTGAAAGCTGGATCCGTGAAATAATCGGTGAGTTGCGCGGGCTGAAACAAGGTGGGCATATCCTTGGCTATACGCCTGCCTCTGAGATGTTCACTGCCGATAAGAACCAGCCTGAGTCGATCGAGCTTGGTCACATCAAGCTTGAGCTTGGTCAGGAAACTGCAAGTGCCTTCAAGCGTGCTGATTTTGAGCTGAGCCGCTATCGCCCCGCAACCGAAGGCTTGATCAAAGACATTCTGGCGCGTTTGCGCGCTGTTGTTTAATCCTCTTTACTGGAGAACCACACATGCAGCGCCCTATGCTGATTAACGGTGACATTGACCTGCGCTTGGTCAGTGAACCGGACGAATCCCGCGCAAACATTCTGAGCAAGCTTGTTCTGCCTGCCTTCAAATACACAACGGTCAACCACAACCCCGGTGGCGGTATTGGTGCCGTAGACTTCGGTAAACCGCGCACTGAAGCTTTTGAGCCCAAAGCCGAACACAAAGGTCTTGATAACAAGCTGCTTGAAAAATTGGGGAAGCATGAAGAGTGGGTTTTTGCTGGCAACTATCGCCAGATGCCGGGCAACCTTTGGCTACCTGTCCGCGGCTTTATTCACGCCACTCTCATGGAGTGGGAACCCGACGAAATGGGCGCAGATGATCTGCAAGGCTGCAACCTGGCATTCAAAGAAGTCACCCACGTTGAGCTCATCCTCGATGGAAAAGAGCTGTTCTATTGGGACTTCTGGGAACGCGAAATCCGCCCTGATCCAACAGACGGCGAGCGTAAGCGTGCCCTTGGCATCTAAGCCGCAAAATCAATCATCGTAACACTCAGAGCCTTCAGCATTGCTGGGGGCTCTTTTGCTTGAAGGACGTAGGCCGATGACCAAGAAAGCAACCACCGCTAACGTAATACTGGATTACCCCTTTGAACATGACGGGCGCGAGATCTCCTCATTGTCCTTCCGCCGTATGCGTGCTGGTGACACTCTCATCGGCGAGAAATACTCTAATGAAGAGCAAGCTGGTTTCGCTCTACTAGCAGTACTGGCGGGCGTAGATCTGGAAGTGATTGAGCGCCTCGATGTTGAAGACCTAGAGAAAGCCACGCGAGGTGCCGCTCCCCTCATGGGAAAGCAGGGAGTCTTGACCCTGAAGCAGCTCGACGCGAGAGACGAGTACCTGACGGAGTAGATGCTCCCCATTCTCGTGACTTGATTGTTGCGGTATCGCGCAGGCTCCACACACCAGTTGATGTGGTCATGAACTGGGAGATTGATTTCTTTTTAGAAACAGTCTCCAGCCTTGGACGTGTGCTCAAGGCAGAAAATGCTCCCCCTCCAAATCGGTAGAATGTCATGGGTGTTTTAACCTCCAAGCTGGTCATCTCAGTTCTTGACCGGGCAAGCGGTCCTGCGCGTGCAATTGCTAACTCCATGAAGGGTATGCAGGCCTCAGCTGATCGCAATAGGCGAGAGCTGAATCGGATGCAGGGGCAAATGCTCGGGGCGGTCGGAACTGGCTATATTCTGGCCCGCTCCATTGCTGCCCCGATCAAGTCTGCAATGGAGTTCGAGTCCGCTATGTCGGACGTGAAAAAGGTCGTTGATTTTGACAGCCCAGAAGGCTTCAAGAAGATGCGCAAGGACATCATCGACATGTCAACGCGCATGCCAATGACAGCTTCCCAGATTGCTGACATCGTGGCCGCAGCTGGTCAGGCTGGTATGGCCGGGGATGAGCTGACCCAATTTGCGGAGATGGCGGCAAAAGTTGGTGTTGCTTTTGATGTGAGCGCCGGCACAGCAGGCGAAAGCCTTGCGAAGATCAAGACTGCTCTAGGGCTGACCGTGAGCGAAACTGGAGAGCTGGCAGATGCGATCAACCACCTGTCAAATACCTCTGCAAGCTCTGCTCCTGATCTGCTCGACTTCATGCGCCGTGTGGGGTCAGTAGGCAAGCAGTACGGTTTCACCGCAGAACAAACAGCGGCCATTGGGTCAGCAATGATCGCGTCAGGCGCACAAGCTGATGTCGCGGCCACCAGCTTCCGAAATGCTGGCAAGGCACTGGCACGAGGTGAGGGGTCAACAAAGCGCCAACACAAGGCCTACAAGCGCTTGGGACTGGATGCGGTAAAGGTATCCAAGAACCTGCAAAAGGATGCTGTAGGCACGCTAAAGACTGTCATTGGGCAAATCAGAGAGCTACCCAAGGAATTGCAAACCTCCGTTATCTCTGATCTGTTTGGTGACGAGGCCCGCGCAATCGCTCCGCTGATTGAGAATGCGGAGCTGCTGGATAAAGCTCTTGGGGCAGTGGCTATTCAGGCTAATTTCCTTGGCTCATCTGAAGCTGAGTTCCAGAAGAGAAGGGAAACCAGCGCGGCCAAACTACAGGAGTTTCAAAGCAAAGTAGAGGCCGCGTCTATTGCAATTGGTGACAGTCTTTTGCCTGTGATCAATGATTTGGCGGATGCAGTCGGCCCACACATCAAAGCGTTTACAAAATGGGCTGAAGAGAACCCTAAGATTCTGTCGGATATCATCAAGTACGGTAGTGCAATTGTTGGCGTTCTCATAGCACTGACAGGCCTCAGGTTCGCTGCAAGGCTACTCAAGACAACCCTTATTGATACGGTGCTTGGTGTTGGCAAGATGCTCAAGAGGGCTGGTAAATTAGCCGGGCTCTCAATCGGGCGTGGCCGCAAGACCCGGAGTACAGCTGGTCCGGCAGGCGCGAAGCCTTCTTCAGTTAAGAAAACCAGCGTTCCTCAGGTGTCCCGCAAGATGCCAGCTGCCACCAACGATAACGGAGGCGGAAAATCCAATATCAAAGGGATGAAGGCTAGCAAGCTGTTGAAAGGTGCAGCGAGCCTGAATGCTATCGGTCTAGCCCTCAACGAGTTTGAGCACTCAATCAATACATGGGGAATGAGCTGGAAAGACAGAGCTCAATACGCCCAGAACAGGTTCGATGCTGGAGCCGCCAACGGTGAGGCAATGAACCAATGGCTTGAAGACCTCATCGGGGTGCGCAAAGGGCCAGTCGAAAAAGGGAACGTGCTGGCTGAGGCTCTTAAGCAAGACCTGGCACTAATCGATAGCCAGATTGCTGAGTTGGGTGACAGCCGAAGCGAAAGGCAAACCAAGCGCGGCCTGCAGACAGACCGTGAGGAAATTGTCGAGCAGTTGAAGACGCTCAACGCAGAGCTTGCGCAGACTGCAAATGGAGTTGCTGACGCTAAGGTGGCGGAAGCCCTTCAAACCAAAGCAAACCAAATCCTCGCAGTTCCAATCCCCAAACCTTCTGCTGGTTCTGGTTTGAAGGTGCCACAGATCGCTGGTGCACGCGCATTGGGCGGGCAGATTGTGGGTGGTCGCAACTATCTGGTTGGAGAGAATGGTGCAGAACTGGTGACACCAAGCCAGTCCGGATACGTCCACACCGCTTCAGAGAGTGCAAAGATGCTCGGCGGTGGCGGCTCAGGCTCATCTTCAGGTGAAACTCATTATCATTTCGGGCCGTTTTATGTAGACGCGGCAAGCAGTGCGTCTGAGATGGTCGAAGGATTTGTTGAACAGGTCGAAGATCGGATGTCCGGACTTCATGCAGACCGAGAATATGCGGTGCGCTAATGCTTTACATTCTTGGAGCTTTGCAGATGGACACCTTTCCATTCAACGTGGATCAGGTGTCCATCTCCGCAAAGGCAGATTGGGCGAAGAAGCCAGTTATGGGCGGGATAAAACCCGGTGAGTTCATGGGGGATGGCGGCAAAACCATCAACCTTTCAGGTCAGCTGCTTCCCATCCGCATAGGTGGCCTTACTGAGCTTGAGATAGCCGATCAAATGCGGCGGACTGGTCAGGTCTTTCCGGTTATGCGTGGCGATGGCAAACCGCTGGGGAACTACTTTATCAAGTCCTCAAAGCAAACGCACAAAGAGCTGGAAAGGGACGGCGTTCCTTTTGTGATCTCCTATCAGATTGGGCTTGAGCAGTTGCCGGATGAAACCCCGACTTCAGCTGATCTGATTCCGGATCTGATTTCTGTTTTCGACCTGCTTTAAGGGGCGGCCATGTCCACCAAGATTACCGTTACAGGTGAAGGGATCACCTTGGATCTGCTGCTTGTGCGCGTGCATGGCTGGAAGGGGCAAGATCTCATCACCGAGGCACTTAGCCTTAACCCTGGCATAGCTGCTGAGGGCGCATTGCTCACAGCAGGCCGGGAGGTGCTTATTCCTGACATGCCATCTGAAACCACAACCACACCAGAGCCGACAATAGACTTGTTTGGATAGCGCATGAACGAATGGACCGTAGATTGGAAAGTCATCTTGAATGGTGATGACATCTCGCAGGATCTTCACCCCTATCTGATGAACATTTCAGCGACGGATAAGGCCGGGATCAGCTCTGACAGTTGCAGTCTTAGCCTTGATGATCGTGCAGGCCAGATCAAATTGCCGAGTGCTGGCCACCGACTATCTGTAATCCTTGAAGGCAAGAAGGTCTTCGAAGGGGTGACTGACCAGCCCGTTTCCTCAAGCAACCGCTCAGGAGGCCAAAAGCTCTCAATCAAGGCGAAAGGCTTCGATGAACGCTCACCGGTCAAGCAACCGCTTTTCTTTCATAAGGATGAAGCAACGCTTGAAGAATTCCTGCAAGGCGCTGCCAAGAAAGCCGGATTTAACATCAAGGTAGACCCGGCATTCAAAGAAATCTTTCGCGACTACTGGTCGGCAAATGGAGAGAGCTTTCATTCAATTGGCCAGCGCTATGCGAAAGAGCTGAACGGGGCATTCAAGATCAGAGACAAAACGGCTGTTTTACTGCCGTTAGGGGCTGATAATGAACTCCCGATCATCAAGTGCACCTATCCCGGTAATATCATCACTTGGCGCTTGAAACCTCGTGACCTGCGCAGGGCTTTCACTGGAAGCTCTGTCCGCTATGTGGACCGGGAGAAAGGCAAGATAGTTGAAATCAAACGCCCCTACAAAGAGGAGGAAATCGAAGACCCAGCGCTAAAAGATCCGGTATTAAATGCCATCCGCTCTACGGTCAAAGATGAAGACCAAGCCAAAGAACTTCTTAAGGCACGTGAGAGCCAAAGCAAGCGAGAGAAAGCCTCGGGGTCGATCACGATCAACTTTGAGCCTGAGGTGCAGGCAGAAGCTCTGTGCGCCGTTGAAGGCATCAAGCAGGGCATTGATGGCAAGTACCGGGTAGAAAGCAGAACACATAAGGCGTCGAGGGGTGGAGGTGCAACAACCACCTTAAGCGTGAAAGATCCCCAAGACGGTGCAGGGAAAAGGGAAGGGGCAAAAACAGCGACTCCAACCAAGAAACCCGCCCTGACGGGAGACGGTCTAAATCGAAACGGTAGAACCGGGACACAACAGTAGCCAACCAACCGCCCTCAGAGGCGGTTTTTTTTATTGGAGATCCCTAACATGAAATCAACCAAAACCCGGTTGGTCGGCGCTTCTGCAGCCCTCATAGTTGCATTTGTGGGCGCTTGGGAAGGTCTGAAAACAACAGCCTACAAAGACATAGTCGGTGTGCCAACGATTTGCTACGGCGAAACCAAAGGCGTCAAGCTAGGTGATACAGCAACCAAGGCCGAGTGTGATGCAATGCTTGATGTATCCCTCAAAGAACATGAAGCCGGGATGCGTAAATGCCTGACAACCCCGGAAAAGATCCCAATCAAAACCTATCTTGCAATGGTTTCGCTGTCTTACAACATCGGATCAGGAGCATTTTGCAAATCGACTGCAAGGCGTAGGTTGAATGCAGGCAATTGGACGGGAGCTTGTCAGGCTGCCACTTGGTTCAATAGGGCTGGTGGTCGGAAAGTACAGGGCCTCGTTAATCGCAGGCAAGATGAATACAAGCTGTGCATGCAAGGGGCGAAGGGATGATAGATCTCATCTCCTCGTTTATCTCCACAGGCATTGAAACCTTGCTGGCTTATGGGGCGCTTGTTGGCGCTGTTCTTGCCTTTGTGGCTAGATTTGAACCTCGCACACCCAACTGGCTTTCTACTCTCGCAACAACGGCTCTGCTTTGCGTCTCGGTTTGGTTCTTCTCCGCCCTTCATCATGACAAACAAGCTGAAGTAGCCCAACTGAAGGCAGATAACAACGCGCTCACACGCGTAGCAACAGCGCACAAGGTCATCTCAAAGCAAGCAAGTGAAAAGCTGTTGGATCGCATCCAGCAGATGAGCACGCTTGAAGAAAAGGTAAGGGACTATGAACTTCAGCTGGAGAGGGGCAAGATTACCGCTTGTCCTTCTGATCCCGCTTATCTTAGCCGGATGCGGGCACTTCGGTTCCGGAAAGCTCGTTAA